TTCAAGCGGTACCGGTGTCTTTAGCTCTACAGCTAATGTCGTTTCCGTTAACGATCTTACTGGTACAGTCACCTTAACTACTGCTAACATAGCCGAGTCCGGTAATTTATATTTTACCAATGCTAGGTCTATTGCTGCGCTATCAGCTGGCCAGAGTATCACTATCGATGCCAATGGAAGAATTAACTCCACAGCAACTGGTGGTGGTGCAGTCGATTCCGTTAACGGTCTTACCGGTACAGTTGTTCTTTCAACGGCTAACATAGCTGAATCCGGTAATCTATATTTTACTAATACTAGAGTTGTAGCAGCTCTAACAGCCGGACAAAGTATAACTATCGACGCTAATGGTAGAATTAACTCCACAGCAACTGGTGGTGGGGCAGAAGGAGTTACCGATCAATACGCGAGAACGTTATCTATATTAGCACTGGGGTAAACAATGACTTTTGGTGTTAATGATTTAATCAACTGTATAAATCAAGCAGCTACTCGATCTAATTTAACTGCATTAGAGATACTTCAGTTAACTGGTTCTGAATGTCAGCTTAATGATAAATGTACTGTTTTTAGTGTTGCATGTCAAGCCTCATTGCCTACCGCTTCTTGTAATACTGGTAGATTTGTATACGTTACAAATGAATCTAAGTACTATTTTAGCACCGGGGCTGCTTGGACAAGCGATGTAAGCGGTATAACGAGCGCTGTTTGGTCGTGGGGAAATAATAGCGATGGGCAGTTAGGAGACAATACTACGGTAAATAAATCTTCACCCGTATCTGTTGTAGGAATCTTTACAGATTGGTGTCAAGTTTCATCCGGTCTTTGTCATTCATTAGCCGTTCGTTCTAACGGTACTGCAAGGGCGTGGGGAAATAATACGTGTGGTAGATTAGGGGATAATACAACGGAAAATAAATCATCACCTGTTTCGGTAGTAGGTGGGTTTACAGATTGGTGTCAGGTTTCAGCAGGAAGAGAACATTCCCTGGGGGTACGAACCAATAGCACGGCTTGGGCTTGGGGTTGCGGTGGCAGCGGAAGATTAGGAAATAATAGTACTACTAATAGAACATCTCCTGTTTCTATCATTGCATTTTCTGACTGGTCTCGTGTATCTGCAGGAGGATTTCATTCCCTAGGTTTAAGAACTAATGGAACAATTTGGGCTTGGGGGTTTAATGACTGTGGTCAGTTGGGGAATAATAGTACATCATCTACAAGTTCACCAGTCTCCGTAGTAGGAGGGTTTACCGATTGGTGCCAGCTATCGACCGGGTTTAAACATTCTTTAGCGATAAGAACAGGAGGCACAGCTTGGGCATGGGGCAACAATTATTACGGTCAATTAGGCGATGGCTACAGCGGCGCAGGATATACTAGATCGTCCCCTGTATCAGTAATAGGAGGATTTACAAATTGGTGTCAATTATCCGGCGGGTACATGTTTTCATTAGGTGTACGACAAAACGGAACGGCTTGGGGTTGGGGACGAGGTGCAAGCGGACAATTAGGTAATAATAGTGCCATTGGTAGTCAACCTTCACCAGTATCGGTAGTAGGGGGATTTACCGATTGGTGTAAAATAAGTGCTGGTTCTACACATTCGCTAGGATTAAGACAAAATGGTACGCTTTGGAGTTGGGGGAACGGCGACTCCTTAGGTAATAATTGTACTACTAATCGGTCGTCACCGGTATCTGTGGTAGGCGGGTATACAGATTGGTGGGATGTATCAGGCGGGGGAAATTCTAGCTTGGCTATAAGAAAGAGTTGCGGATTTTAAACTATGGATATTACTAATTTAATTTTAAAGCTTCAATCTAAAGTTAGCGATAATACCTATAATCAGTTAGCTGTAACTAAGTCAGTTGACTTAATGAAAGCAGGTCAAGTAAATCACGTAAATGCTATAGTGGATTTACCTGCGGCATCTGCATCTACTGGTAAAATGTATTATGTTAGAGGGTTGGGAATTTATTATAGTAATAGTACTAATTGGGTATCAATAGATACTATCAATCAAATACCTCAAGGATTTATGTATGCTTGGGGGTTTAATAATGCCGGTCAATTGGGTGATAATACAGTTACACAAAGAACTTCTCCAGTGTCAGTTGTTGGTAATTTTATAGATTGGTGTCAAGTTTCAGCAGGAACACGTAATTCACTTGCCGTGCGTACCAATGGTACTGCTTGGGGCTGGGGTCAAAACTTTTACGGTAGTTTAGGTGATAATTCTACAACATCTAGATCATCTCCTGTATCGGTTGTAGGTGGTTTTACAGATTGGTGTCAGATAAGTGCCGGGGGGTTTTTTGGTAATAATATAAGATTCTCTTTAGGTGTAAGACAAAACGGAACTCTTTGGGCTTGGGGTTACAACGCTCAAGGTCAAATAGGTGATAGTACTACAGTAAGTAAATCATCCCCTGTTTCTGTAGTAGGGGGATTTACTAACTGGTGTCAGGTATCAGGGGGGTCCGATTTTGCTTTAGCTGTAAGACAAAACGGTACTGCTTGGGGTTGGGGAAATAATAGTAATGGTAACTTAGGTGATAATAGTACTACTACTAGAACCTCTCCTGTATCTGTTGTAGGAGGGTTTACTGATTGGTGTCAGGTAAGCGCTGCACTCAGTCAGTCCCAACATTCCCTAGGGGTAAGACAAAATGGTACTGCATGGGCTTGGGGTAACGGTAGTAACGGAAGATTAGGTGATAATTCTACTGTTTCTAAATCCTCCCCCGTATCTGTTGTAGGGGGATTTACAGATTGGTGTCAAGTATCAGGTGGAAATAGTTTTAGTATTGGATTAAGATCAGGCGGGACCCTCTGGGCTTGGGGGTATAACGGTTCGGGTCGATTAGGTAATAATAGTACTACTGACAGTTCATCACCTGTTTCTGTAGTAGGTGGGTTTACAGATTGGTGTCAGGCAGATGCAGGTGTTGGTAATGCTGCGGCTGTAAGAACTAACGGTACAATTTGGGGATGGGGTCAAAACAACTACGGTCAATTAGGTGAAGGGCTTCAAGCCTTCAGTAGATCATCCCCTGTATCAGTAATAGGGGGATTAACTAATTGGTGTCAAGTTTCAGCAGGTTTTGGCCATGTGCTAGGTATAAGGTATAATTTAGACTCATGAACATAAACAACCTACAAGTACAGTTTCAATCTGCTGTTGAGAGTGCCAATACATTGGCTGCAGCGGATAACGTTAATTCTACCATGTACTATATTGAGCTTGCTAAGGCAGCTCAAACTTTCAACATGGGTCAAATTAGAACAATAGATCAAACCTGCAATTTACCCAACGTTTCAGTACATGAAGGTTGGCTGTACTTTGTGCAGAATGTAGATCGTTTATATTTTAGTAACGGTAATGTTTGGTCACAAGTTTCACCTGATCCTGTTTATAATAATGTTGCATATGCTTGGGGTAGAAATAATTGCGGTCAGTTAGGAGATAATACTGTTGTTAGTAAATCATCACCGGTATCAGTAGTGGGAGGAGTTACTAGCTGGTGTCAAGTAAGCGCTGGTTATAACCACACGCTAGCAGTCAGAACTAACGGTACAGCATGGGGATGGGGTAACGGTGTCGGAGGTAGACTAGGGGATAATACTGAAGTAGCTAAATCCTCGCCCGTATCAGTGGTCGGGGGGTTTACAGACTGGTGTCAGGTTTCTGCTGGTAATTTTACCAGTCTAGGTGTAAGATCTAACGGTACTGCTTGGGGATGGGGTTATCGTGATAATGGGGGTTTAGGTAATAATACCGGTTCCGGTGCTGTTGTTTTATCCCCTGTTTCCGTTGTAGGGGGCTTTACCGATTGGTGTCAAGTTGCCGCGACACCGAGCGGACCCGGAAGAGGTCATGGTGTAAAACAAGATGGTACACTTTGGTCGTGGGGATATAACGGTCAGGGTCAATTAGGGGACAATACTAATGTTAATAAATCATCGCCGGTATCAGTAGTAGGGGGATTTACTAATTGGTGTCAGGTGAGCACAGGTTATTTTACTGCCGCTGTAAGACAAGACGGTACTCTTTATGCATGGGGAGATAATACGGCTGGTAGATTAGGTGATAATACAATAGTAAGTAAGAGATCGCCCGTGTCTGTTGTAGGTGGTTTTACTGATTGGTGTCAAGTCAGCGCCAGTACGCATGCTTTAGCGGTGAGAACTAATGGAACAGCATGGTCATGGGGTTGCGGAACCTCAGGTAGGCTAGGTAATAATTGTACTACTAATAGATCATCCCCTGTTTCCGTAGTAGGGGGCTTTACCGATTGGTGTCAAGTTTCCGCTGGCTATAGAAAAAGTATGGGGTTAAGACAAAACGGTACTGTATGGTCATGGGGGGAGTCATATAATGGTAGTCTAGGAGATAATGGTACTAGCAACCAATCCTCGCCAGTCTCTGTTGTAGGTGGTTTTACTGACTGGGCGATCATCAGCGACCCCCAACATTACTACCATGCGCTAGCAATAAGAAGCACACGAATATCATAATAAACACTAAATAAATAATATCAGGAGATAAAAACATGTATGCGGTAATTTATGACAATAGAGTGCTGGTGGGTCCAATGAATTGGAATCGCGGCATGTTTCAAGGTACATTAGAGCGTCAAGGTATACAGTACCCCCTACCAAGAACTGCCCCAGATACCCTACCATTAATAATTAATGATCATGCTAAAATCATGAGTGTAGATGAAGTTAGACCGGAAATGAATCCGCTTGTAGAATACTACTATGGCCCGCTTTGGAACATTACTGATGATGTGGTCATAGCTAATTACGAAGTTCATGACTCACCGATTGATTCTATGAGATACAATTTAAAACAAGTTGCAGCTCAAGAAAGATATAAAAGAGAAGTTTTAGGTACAACAGCAACAATTCAAGATAAGACAGTGACTATTGATACCAATCGAGGGGCGCGTGATATCTTTGTTCAAAAATACTTACTAATGGCTAATAGTGATACTGTAAATTGGAAATTTCCTGAAGGTTGGCTAACTTTGACCAAGCAAGAGCTAGGATTAGTTGTACAAGCAGGTAATCAGTATATTCAATCTTGCTTTGATTGGGAGTTAAATATCTCAGATCAAATAGATACTGCTGATACTAAAGAAGAATTGTTGGCCATCACCATAGTTGAGTAATTATGCCAACGGTAAATGCTAGCTGTATATTATCTAAATTAAATACTCAATTATGCAGACCGTATAATCTGGTGGATTATACCCCTGACGATATTCTAGCGTATGCTTTGTCTGGTAACAACTTAAACGACATCAGTATTATCACTGCTGCAGATAAGTATAGTTTACCGTATCTTTATTATGGTAGTAATATATTACCCGATGGAATGGTATATTATGTTGAATCGTTAGGTATTATTGCTGTAAGTTCAGGTAATACTTGGCTTGCGCTGGATGGTACAGTTTTAAGAACAGACGCGCAATACAATAATGCAGTTTGGGCGTGGGGTTGTAATAGTGTAGGGCAGTTCGGAGATAATTGTACAGAATCGAGGTCGTCACCTGTTTCCACAATAGGAGGATTTACCGATTGGGGTCAAGTGAGCGCAGGTTGTCAGCATACGCTTGGTTTACGTAATAATGGGGTCCTTTATGCTTGGGGGTCTGGAGAAGCTGGTAGATTAGGTAACAATTGTACTACTAGTAGATCCTCTCCTGTATCTGTAGTAGGAGGATTCACTGACTGGTGTAATATTAGTGCAGGGCATAGATTTTCTGTTGGTATACGGCAGAACGGTACTGCTTGGGGATGGGGGTATAACTATCAGGGGGCATTGGGGGACAATACTAATGCTAATAAATCATCGCCAGTTTCAGTAGTAGGTGGGTTTACCGATTGGTGTCAAATTTCAGGTAACAGAACCGGTACCTCCAACAGAAACACCACATTAGCCGTAAGACAGAACGGTACAGCATGGGGGTGGGGGTTAAACGATCGAGGGCAGTTAGGCGATGGTACGACAACTAGTCGTCGATCCCCTGTTTCCGTAACAGGGGGGATTTTTAACTGGTGTCAGGTATCAGCAGGTGCCCAGCATTCTTTAGGTTTAATTCAAACCGGGGTCCTTTATGCATGGGGGTATGGGAGTTCAGGTAGGCTGGGTAATAATAACACAGTAAGTTGCTTATCCCCTGTTACAGTGGTAGGTGGTTTTACTGACTGGTGTAATATTAGCGCTGGCTATGATCATTCAGCAGCAGTGAGAACTAACGGTACCCTTTGGACATGGGGAGCAAGTGGTTCGGGTCAGTTAGGAAATAATTGCAGTCCATACGGGACGAATCGCTCATCCCCGGTTTCCGTGGTAGGGGGATTTACTAACTGGGGTCAGGTATCTGCCGGCTGCCGATATAATATAGCTGTACAACAAGGGGGGACTGCCTGGGCGTGGGGAAATAATGACTACGGCCAACTCGGTACAAACAATAATACCAGCAGGTCCTCACCTGTATCAGTTGTAGGTATCAATAACTGGTTTCAAGTAACCACCGGTGGTAGACTTAGCGTAGGAATTACATTCGATTAAATATGATTAATACTCAACCGCTTATAGATAAAATATGCAGCCTGCTATGCGCAGGAGGCTTAACCTCTTTGCAGTGCTGCCAAGCAGAAAACGCACTTACTATTCTGTGCCAGCCAGTTTTTAAAGTTTCTACTTGCACCAATCTACCTAACGCTACTACTTATAATGGTAGAATGGTATATGTGGATGATGAAAACAAATATTACTACGCTGTTCAAGGGGCGTGGAACAGCGATTTTTCAACCTTTTCGCATGCGGTAAGCTGTCAGGCATATGTATGGGGACGTAACTATAATGGTGTGTTAGGAGATAATACTACTGTAAATAAATCTTCGCCAATTTCCGTATTAGGAGGCTTTACCGATTGGCGTCAGGTGTCAGCCGGTTATCAACACTCTTTAGGGTTAAGAACTAATGGTGTGTTGTATGCTTGGGGATGCAATGGCCAGGGGCGATTAGGTGATAATTGTACTACTAACAGATCATCACCGGTTTCTGTTGTAGGATTTACTGACTGGTGTCAAGCGGCCGCCGGGAGAAATTCTACTTTAGCAGTAAGAACTAATGGTTCGGCTTGGGCTTGGGGTAGTAACGAAAGTGGTCAACTAGGTGATAATACTACTGTTAGCAAATCCTCGCCTGTATCAGTTGTGGGTGGCTTCACCGACTGGTGTCAAATAAGTTCTGGTTACAAGTATTCTTTAGCATTAAGATCAGGCGGGACCCTCTGGGCTTGGGGGTATAACGGTTCGGGTCGATTAGGTGATAATAGTGCTACTAATAGATCATCACCGGTTTCTGTGGTAGGAGGATTTACTGACTGGTGTAATATTAGCGCTGGCCATACGCATTCAGCAGCAGTAAGAACAAATGGGACTGCCTTTGCCTGGGGGCGTAATAATTACTGGCAGATAGGTAACGGGGGTAACACTAGTGCCTCATCTCCTACCCAGGTGTCAACATATACTGATTGGATTCAGGTTAGCGCGGGTAATAATTTTACGTTAGGGGTAAGATCAAACGGGACTGCCTGGGGATGGGGATCCACGCGTTACGGTCAGATAGGTGTTAATAAAGGGGGTAATTATTGTTGTATTACCCCTGCTTCAATAGTAGGTGGTTTCACCGATTGGTGTCGGGCTTCAGCAGGCTTTCGGCATTCCCTGGGGGTTCGAACCAATGGTACAGCTTGGGCTTGGGGGGATAATAATTACGGTCAGTTGGGGAATAATGCTACAGGAGATTTATCATCTCCTGTTTCTGTTGTAGGTGGTTTTACTAACTGGGCCCAAGTTAGTGCGGGTCGAAGATTCTCACTAGGCAGAACAATAGCAACAGTCCCACTGCAGAGTATATAAAATGCCAACACTCAGTGAAATTCAAACTTGTATAACAAATTTAACAGCCAACTCTGAAGTAACCGAGATGGTTGTACTCGCTGCTGAAACTAGCAATGCTACTACTAATCGTTCAATAGTAGTGTCTGATACGGGTGATTTACCTGATCAAGCTACTAATAGTATTTCAGTAGGTACAGTAATATTTGTACAATCTCTCTGTATACCGGTAGTAGCCGGTGCTGGTTGTTGGATGTCTCTAGACAACCGTATTTTACGACAGGACTGTACGTCAGGTCAAGCGTGGGGGTGGGGTGACAATTATCGAGGCAAACTCGGGTTGGGCGATGTTAATGATAGATCCTCCCCCGTTTCGGTTGCAGGTGGTTTTACTGACTGGTATGATATAAGCGCCGGTGTTAATCATTCATTGGCAGTTAGAAATAACGGCACCGCATGGAGTTGGGGGCAGTATGGTAGCGGAAATTTAGGTGATAATTGTAATTTACATAGATCCTCCCCAGTCTCCGTAGTAGGAGGTTTTACCGATTGGTGTCAGGTATCTGCATTCTGTCATTCCTTAGGTTTAAGAGAGAATGGTACTCTTTGGGCATGGGGGTTTGGTAATTATGGTGTGTTAGGTAATAACAGTACTAATATACCACGATCATCCCCGGTTTCTGTGGTAGGAGGGTTTACTGACTGGTGTCAAGTAAGTGCCGGATTTAAGTTTTCCCTTGCACTAAGAACTAATGGTACGGTGTGGAGTTGGGGTTGTGCTACTGACGGTCAACTAGGTGATAATACTACTGTTAGCAAATCCTCGCCTGTATCAGTTGTGGGTGGCTTCACCGACTGGTGTCAAATAAGTGCTGGCGGTGGTCATTCATTAGCCGTAAGACAGAACGGTACAGCATGGGGGTGGGGAAGGAATAACTGCGGACAGATAGGCGATAATACAACTACTAGCCGCTCATCACCTGTATCTATCATAGGAGGCTTTAGTAATTGGAGTCAAGTAAGTGCTGGGTATTGTCATTCGCTAGGTATTGTAGGTAATAGTAGCCTACTGGCCTGGGGTCGTAATGCCAATGGTCAGTTAGGGGATAATAGTGCTACTGATAGAACATCACCGGTTTCCGTGGTAGGAGGATTTACTGACTGGTGTCAAATAAGCGCAGGTAAATACGGTCATTCGTTAGCAGTAAGACGAAATGGAACAGCTTGGGCTTGGGGTAATAACGCCGACGGTATGTTAGGGGAAAACCAGTCATCATCAAGATCATCGCCCGTTTCTGTCGTAGGGGGTTCTGTTGGCTGGTACGAAGTAAGTGCTGGAAGATTACACTCACTTGGTATTCAAAAGTATTGATTTTTAATAAAATATACTATATAATTTAATTTGTTATTTTTACTTGGATAAAATTATGAAGATTAATATTGGTGCAGGGTCAACAAAAATTGAAGGTTTCGTAACCTGTGATTATGATGCTAGAGAAAATCCAGATTATTGTTTTAATTTAGAAAAAGATCCTTTCCCCTTCCCGGACAATTCCGTCGAAGTAGTTGTAGCCCATCATGTATTAGAGCATCTAGGAGAGGGCTACTTCCATTGCTTGCAAGAACTGTATCGAGTCTGCAAGCACGGTGCTACTATCGATATACGTGTACCCCATCATCGACACGATTACTTCTACGACGATCCCACTCATCGTAGACCAGTAACTGTTGGTGGTCTGCTTTTATTTAGTAAAAAACACAACAGACTGTGCGAAGAGCAGGGCGCTGCTTCTTCGAGATTAGGTTTTTATTTTGGTGTTGATTTTGAGATTTTAGACTGGAATTACATACCTTCTAAAGAATTTAAAGATCAGTTTGTAGGCATGCCGCGAAATGAAGTAGAAGCTTATTTAAAACAACATAATAATATTATTGAAGAATTGTGGGTGAAACTTGTCGTCATTAAAGAATAAAGAATTTAAGATCCAAGATTTAACTACTGTTGTAATGGATTTGCTTGGTAATGAAAAACGAAAAATCGTTTTTGAAATGCTTGAACATTACTTTAAGCGTGCAGATTCAGTAGAAGATTTTGATACACTTGGATATCTTTCCCTAAAAGCAGAGCATAGACCTCTTTACTTGAAATGTGCAGAGGCTGCTTACTCTAGAGCTGAAAACGCCGATCAACTTTACATTGCTCGCGCTAATTTATATAAAGCCTATAATGCATTGAATCAGCCGGAAAAAGCTCTTTTCTATATCGATCTTAATTTAAAATTAACCCCAGATGATTTTGAAACTCAAACACAAAGAGCATTTAATATAGCTTTAATGGGTGATAGAAAAACTTCCGAAGATTTGTTACTTTCTTTGGCTGAAAAACACCCTGAAAAAGCTGATGATATGAAGAATGCTTTAAGCGGAAAGGTATTAAGAGAAGGAAGGATCGCTGAAGGTGTACTGGCGTTCATGGGCTCTATTAAACCTAAGAACGGAAGATTTGAAGATGCTTTAGGTATGACTAAATGGTCCGGTACAATTCAACCAGGCAGAATTATTTACGTTGATGGTGAGGGAGGTATTGGTGACGAGATAATTAACATAAGATTCTTTGATCATATTAAAGATCTAGGTATGAGACCAATATTATATTCTACTTGGTCAAAGTATAGAGAGGATACAGTTAGTCTGTTTCGTCGCAACGGATATGAAGTAATAACTGAAACATACTCTATAGATAGAAGACAGCTATGGACTCCTATGATGAGCTTGCCTGGGTATCTTAATTTAACTGAGGATAAGCTTTGGCGAAAACCTTATCTTATCCCGGTAAGGAATCCTAAAAATAAAATCAATAGTGACAAATTTAAGATAGGTATTAAATGTTCCGGTAATCCATATTTTTCCCAAGATGAATACCGCAAGATACCTCTTGAGTTGTTGCTCAGCTATATACCTGAGGGTGCAGAGGTTTATTACATTGATAAAGAAGATGGTCACCCAGGTTGTATTGACTTAGGCAGTAGAATTGATACTTGGGAGGATACTTTAGATTTTATTGATCAAATGGATTGTATTGTAAGCAGCTGCACCAGTTTAGTACATGCAGCAGGAGCGATAGGAAAGACATGCTTTGTTGTTGTACCTATTGCTGAATACTATATCTGGTCCACTTCGCATAAAGGTACCACTACCCCTTGGTATGGTGACAATTTTCAAGTTCACAAACAAACTAAAGTGAGAGATTGGCACACACCGCTTAATAATGTTAAACAAGAAGTACTTAAATTAATGAGTAAATTATGAAACAATATCATTTTATAACTGGCTTACCGCGATCAGGGTCAACCCTTCTTACCTCAATACTAAGACAGAACCCCCGCTTTCATTCCTCTATCACCGACCCTTTAGCTAATTTAGTAAAAGGGGTAATTGAGGCTACACAAGATAGCCCCGGGTCGAAAGCAGAGGTTCCTGTACAGCGAAGAAAAAATATAGTTGCCGGGTTGTTTGACGGTTTCTATCAAGATGTTGATAAGCCGATTATTTTTAATACTAATCGCGCTTGGACATATTTAACGGGTGTTATAAAAGATCTTTACCCTAAATCTAAATTTATTGTATGTGTTAGAGATATTAACTGGGTCTTGGATAGTTTTGAACTAGCGCACAGACGCAATCCTTTCTCAACTAATACAGTAACCGGGGGTCTTTCAGGTTCGGTTTATTCCAGAGCAGAATCCCTTTTTTCAGAAGCCGGTGTAGTAGGTTTTCCTTATGTGGGTATTAAGCAAGCAATAACCGGTCTAGAAAAAAATTTACTTTTTATCTTAGAGTATGAGCAACTAGCTAAACAACCTGAGCAAATGTTAAAAGCCCTGTATAATTTTATTGATGAGCCTTATTTTCAGCATGATTTTAACAATGTAGAAGCAAGTTGGGATGAGTATGATCAGGAAATCGGTATAAAGCTACATGATGTAAGAAAGCGAGTAGAATTCAAGGCTAGGGATTTTATCCTACCCCCGGACATTTTAAATAAGTATCATGGTTTAGAAGTTTGGCGTAAATAATGTTGAAATAATAAAGTCATGAAAACATTAGATATTATCTTAAGAACCTGTGACAGAACTAACGTTCACGTAGATTGGAGAGTAAGATACTGTGATATTCCAAAAAATGATATTGTTGTAGGCTGTACTAGATCGCTTGTAAATAGTATAAAAAATGTACGCGATGTACTTATCAAATTAACAGTATTAGATGATAGTTCCTCTGAGGAAACTGTTAGTAAGATAAAACAAATAATAGAAGAAGTTAACGGTGAGTTTATATCTTTACCGGAGCAGGGGTACAATTATTCAGCGCATCAACAATGGTTGCTATGTAGAGATAGTCATGCAGATTTAGTATACTCCGTTGAAGATGACTATCTGCACCAGCCTTCTGCTATTCAAGAAATGATTGATAGTTTTTATACCTTCTCTGATAGATTAAAGCGAGATGATATAGTATTGTACCCTTTTGATGAACCAAGTGAATATAATCCCCCAAGTAGAACGGATTTTATTGTACATGGCTCTAACAGGCATTGGCGTACCGGTGTTTTTACTACAAATGTCTTATTCACTACACCTCAGATATTTAAATCTAACTGGGGGCTGTTTGAGACCTTGGCACTTAAATATAACGGGAATTATCTTAAACCTAGAACAGAACATTATGAAGAATCAAACACCATATGGAATATTTGGTTAGATAATCGAGCGATAAGATTTAATCCTATACCAAGTCTAGCATTACATTTACAGTTTGATCAGCAGAAAGACCCTTTTATTAAATGGGAAACCTGGTGGGATGAGTATACTAAATAATATCTTTATTATCACATCTACTATAAACACACCATGGGGACATATTTCGATAAGTGATCGGTATCTACAAACACTCGAAACTATAGATTCTATAAAGAAAAAAGATCCAGCTGCAATAATTATCTTAATAGATAATTCTTCTTTTCCTCTTGAAAATAAATGGTATAATGAGCTTTCAAAAAATGTAACCTTCTTTATTGATATTGGAAGTAGAACACCTTGTAAAGAGCTAAACAATTCAGGTGCAAAAGGTGCTGGCGAAGCATATATGTTACTAGTAGCTTTAGATCTAATAATACTAAATAAATTAGCTCCAAAGAGAATCTTTAAGATATCTGGTCGATATAAACTAAGTGATCAATTCGATATTAATTTTTATAATAATCTACACGACTGTTATGTATTTAAAACTCGCCATACTAACGATTATAATGCTATATCCCTACACACAAGACTTTGGTCCGTATGTGGTACGCTAATTGATAATATGGGTAATTTAATATCCAAATCATTTTATGAACACTTAGTTCAAGGCATAACTATTGAAGAAGCTATGTTCATGTATATTGATAAATCTAAATTAATGGAAGTAGAAAGTATACATTGTGAGGGTATCATTGCCCCCTGGAATATGTTAATAAATGACTAATACAACTTTTATAATTAACGGTGGTGCAGGTAGGGTTATAACGGCAATACCCGCTTTAGAGAAATTTCATCGTCTCAACCCGGGTAATAACTTTAAGGTGCTTGTTCATGGGTGGGAGAGTCTGTACTGGAGTCATCCTCTACTTCAACAGCGAACTATAGGTATACATCAGAAAGATATATTTGATAATTATGTAAAGCCTAATATTGTTGTGTGCCCAGAGCCTTACTATCTTTATGATTATTATAATCAGAAGATTTCTCTTACTGAAGCTTTTGATCGAGAAATAAATAAGACCGAAGATCATTCAGATCTTACCAAGCCTAATCTATATCTAAGTACATACGAAAAAAATTCGGTTAAAAGAATAATACAGGAGTTTAAAACGAATAAAAATAAGAGTAAAGTAATTGTATTTCAGCCTTACGGCAGTTCAATGCAGATTAATAATAATAGGCCTTATGATACTTCTCATCGGAGCTTAGATTGCGACGACTATCTCTATATGATAGAAAATATTAGCAAAGATAGTTTAATATTCTTTTTCGGTCCTAAGGAACTTAGACATCCGGGCGATAATATATCGGTAGATTTTCAAAATCTTAATACTGATCTTCGAATGTTTATGGCTTTAATTAGTGAGTGTGATTATTTTGTAGGGTGTGATTCGGTTGGTCAGCATATGGCGCGCGCGTTTGATAAGCCCGGTGCTGTATTCATGGGCTCAACTTTCGAGAAAAATGTAACATATCCAGATCATTTCAGGATTTTTAGGAAAGAAGATAGACAGCCTGTATATAACCCTATCAGGCTCGGAGGTGTAGACGGCGAATTTACAGATAGAATAAACGATGGTATAATGTCTTTCTCAAAAACTGAGTTGAAACATTGGTGTAATATTATTAACCATGACATTTATTCGGAATAATATGGGTATAGAGCAAATAAAAAATGTTATTTTAGTTTCCTCTGGAAAAGGAGGTGTGGGTAAGAGTACTGTTGCAGCTAATCTTGCAGCTTCTCTTTCTATGTTAAATCTTAAAGTAGGTATGTTTGATTCTGACATATACGGTCCTAGTCAGTTTATGATGTTCGGATTGGAGAACAATCAACCATATAATCTTACAGAAGATAAAAAATTTACTTTACCGTTTGAAGCTTACCAACTAAAAATAATGTCGATAGCTAGTAGTATTAGAGATGATCAAGCTGTAAGTTGGCGAGGACCAATGGCCACTGTTGCCCTTAAAAACTTATTATTAAATACGGTATGGGGTGAATTGGATTATCTTATAGTTGACATGCCCCCGGGTACCGGTGATATTCAGATATCACTTTGTGAGATTATTCCACACGCTAAAGCTGTAATCGTAACAACCCCTCAAGATGTAGCATTATTAGATTGTAAGAAAGGTATTGAGCTATTCGTACAAAGAAATATTAAGATAGTGGGTATTGTAGAAAATATGAGTGGACACTTGTGTAACCATTGTAATAATGTCGATTATATTTTTGGGGAAAATGGTGCTGATAGTTTAAGTGAGAAGTATTCAGTACCAGTTCTCGGTAAGATACCTCTTCAGACATCAATTAGAATAAAAGCAGATCAAGGAATACCTATAGCTTTTAATACCGGTAAAATAAGCGATATTTACAGATCTATAGCGGAGAAAGTTTGTGAAAGCATCTAATAGACCCATGGTAAAAATGCTCCATGCAGATGGATTTTTTCCAGCTGGAGATGTAGAGCGCTGCGCAGCTGTAGTCAGAGATATTAGGTTCAGCGAAAAAGAGTACGGTTACGAGCTAGATAATTTTAATATGGTTTTAAGCGGGTTAGAACCTATATTAGGTAGAGTACTGGGCGAACGCGTAATAATTGATCATAAAAGATCTGGAATATTTCGTAGACCCTTCAACAACATTATTCATTTCGAAGATTTTAACTCTCTCAATGAATGGTGTTTCATAGTAGCACTTGAAAAAAATACCTTAAATTTATTTCATCATAAAAATAAAAACGGGGCAATAGATGCAAAATCTGCTTTAGAGGGTTATGAATTTAACTACAGAAACTTATTCGAATGGGATCTACACACTAACGTAATGCTAGAACCAAATCAAGGTGTTTTTATAAGACCGTGGGTATTCCATACACTGGATTCAAATTTAGTTCAATATTATAGATTAATAACTGATAGACACTTCAGAGTTTTAGTAATGGGTAAGCCCGGTTCGAGTAGAAAGCTAGTAGTAGATGAACTAACAAAGCATTTTGATCAGTGCAGAGTACTTAATAGTAGAGAACAGAGAGTAATACATAAAGATATTGACTATACAGAAGGAGGTAGGTTACGACATACTAACAGACTTTTAACTATGGCTCGTAATTCGGCCGCAGATGATATTGTACTAATTAATTCAGTCTGCCCTCTCGACGAACAACGCAGCATTTTAAATCCTGATTTATTATTCTGGATAGATGATACTGATGAGGTATTTGAAGAGTTTCAAGAACCTAAGATGTATGATAGCAGATATACTGCAATAAATAACCTAGCAATTGAAGATATGATTAGACGTATCAATACTAAGAGGTAACTATGAACAGTACTAAAAAGATTTACGTGATTGATAGAAACGGCAGAATGCACTTGATTGAATTTACCCCTGACTTAACAATCAATGGTACACTCACCGACCCCGATCACGCTGTAACTCATCTTGAAAGTCTATTTCAAAGTAGAAGTGATATAACTTTTAAAACGAATAACTTCGTAAAAGTATTTGACTCTAAAAAACTGATAGGATATCAAATAGTCCCTATTCATGAGTAGGTAAAAAGAATAAATATTAATTAAATTTACGGAAAATTTATGGCTAATCCTTCATCTAGACAAGAACTTATAGATTATTGTCTGAGAAAATTAGGTCATCCTGTACTTGAAATTAATATTGATGACGACCAGATCGAAGATAGAATTGACGAAGCTTTTCAATTTTATCGCGAGTTTCACTATGATTCGGTTGAGCTTGTATATCTTTCTGAGAAGATAACGGCAAGTACTCTTCAAATTACCGGGGTTAATGCTGCATCTTTCCTAAATGGTGAAAGACTAACAGGTGTATCTTCTGGTGCGACTGCTACTGTAATATCTAATATTTCTGCTAATAGAATATCCATTAAGAATGTATCCGGTACATTTACCCCTGGTGAGACGTTTTCAGGGGGTACGTCAAGTACTTCTGCGGTGATTAGTTCTGTTACTTTAGGTAATTTTGATAACAAATATCTTTCATTAAATGATAACATTACAGGTGTTGTAAAGATCATGCCGTTTTCCTCCAAGACTCGAGGAATCGATATGTTTGATGTTAGATATCAAATCCTGCTAAACGATCTATATTCCTTACAATCAACCGATATAATATATTACAGTCAGGTTAAGACGCAGCTTAATCTTATCAATGATATTCTTGTAGGACAAAAACCTACTCGCTTTAATAGACATCAAAATCGTTTGTACATCGATATGGACTGGAATACTGATGTTGAAATCGGAGACTACGTTGTTATCGAAGCGTATAGAATTCTTGATCCTAGTACATTCACTGACGTATATAACGATCATTTTCTCAAACGATACGCAACTGCATTATTAAAGCAACAATGGGGTGTTAATCTAAAGAAATTTGAAGGTGTTCAATTACCCGGGGGTGTTACACTGAATGGTCAAAAGATCTTTGATGAAGCTACTGAAGAGTTAAAAGAACTTAGAGATGAAGCAGAAAAAACATATCAGTTACCCGTTGATATGTTTGTAGGTTGATTCTCTCATGTTCGACATATGCATTATAGCAGTAACTGAAATCTACGGCCACCGCAAAGATACCGTCTATGCCCACTAACTTTTATTTTCAGTCTGGTATACCCGGGGGAAGAGCCTCAGAGCAGCTGCTCATGGAGGACATCATAATCGAATGCCTGAGAATATATGGATTCGATGTATATTATCTGCCGAAAACAGCTGTAAATAAAGACCAGATTTTTACAGAAGACGCCTTACAAAAATACGATAATGCATTTCCGTTGGAGATGTATATGAGTAACGTAACCGGTTTCGAAGGCGAGGGTGATCTTCTTTCTAAGTTTGGGGTAGAGATAAGAGATACTGCAACATTTATCGTATCGAGAAGAAGATGGGATGATGTAGTAGCTAAATCAGGAACAGCAGCGCTTACTACAAGACCTGCTGAAGGTGATGTTCTATTCTTCCCTCTTACAAATTCTTTCTTTGAGATTAGAAGAGTCGAGACACGCGACCCGTTTTTCCAGGTTGGTAAGCTTTACGTATACAAACTGGAATGCGAGCTAATGCAGTTCTCGTCAGAAAGATTCAACACAACTATCGACTCAATAAATGATCAAGCAGATATAGAATCTATTTCTATTACTGAAGAATATACTTTAGATTTAGAAGATAATTCAAGATTCTTAATTGAAGCAGAAGCCGAAGTTCCGCTTATCCTAGAAAACTTCCTGCTTAATGTAATTGACCCCTCTGCACAAAATGAAAACTTTGAGGACGAATCAGGTATTCTAGATTTCTCTGAAACTAACCCATTTGGAGAGGTTCTATAATGCTTCAAAAATTCTACTGGGGTACGATTCGAAAATCGGTTGTAGCTTTTGGTAATATATTTAACGATATCTACCTCGATAGATTAGATTCGTCTGGTAACGTTGTACAGACGTTGAAAGTACCCTTGTCGTACGCACCTAGACAAAAATTTCTAGCAAGAGTTGAAGCTGAGCCAGATCTTCCAAATGCTAAATTTCAAATAAGTTTGCCTAGAATGGCGTTTGAAATGACCGGTCTGTCTTACGACCCAAATAGAAAATTAAGTCTGGTTCAAAAAAATAGAGTAAATAATACCTCAACGTCAACCAGTACTGTTCAATTTGTACCAACACCATATAATGTTTCTATGTCGTTGTACCTGTATTCAAAAAATCAAGATGACGGTCTGCAGGTAATAGAGCAGATTCTTCCTTATTTCAATCCTGATTTTAACTTAACATTGAATGCTGTTCCGAGTATGAATATTAAGAACGACCTATCTATCGTATTAGATAATGTGGCTTACGAAGATACTTATGAAGGTAATTTTACTTCTCGTAGATCTATTATATGGACACTTAATTTTACACTCAAGCTTAACTTCTTTGGACCGGCGAGCAGACAAAGTCTCATTCGTACTTCTATTGCTAATATCTTTAATGATGAAGCGAGAACTCAACAGATACTAAGATACAGTGCAACGGTAGATCCAGGAACTGCTGTACCAGGGGATGATATTGATTTCATTGAAATGTTTGAGGATTTCTAATGTTAATGGATCAAAATCTTTCCAATCTTTTCAATGTAGAACTTGCTATACAAGAAATATCTCCTATTATCGAGAAAGATAATACTGATGAGATTACTAGTGATTTTAATCTGGCAAGAAATACTCTTAGAAAACTTATTGATGTTAATAACGATCTCATCAATAACATGGTAGATAACGCTAAGAGGTCTGAGAGAGGATCTGCATACGAAGTAGCCGGTCAGTTGATTAAGACACAAACCGAAATTGCTAAGAGCCTTCTATCGGTGCAAAAGCAGAATCGTGAATTAAAAGGTGATGAGGTACCTACATCAAAGATAGGTAATCAAACTAACAATATATTATTTGCAGGGTCTACAGCAGAACTTATGAAATTAATAAGTGCGCAGAAGGCTAATATAATTGACTCAAAGTAAAAACTCCTACAACGGTAATAGATCACTCAAGCAAATAGGTTTCGTAATTCAGTATACCTCAGAACAGGTATCTGAATTAATGATTTGCAAAGACGACCCGATCTATTTTATTCGTAAATATTGCCAGATAGTATCTCTTGACTCAGAGATGCTTATTCCTTTTGATCTCTTTCCTTATCAAGAAAGATTTCTAAATGCAATTCAAGAAAATAGACGCGTTATTAGTATGCAGCCTAGACAGATGGGTAAGTCCCAGGTAGTGGCTGCATATGTTCTCTGGTATACGCTTTTTAATAGAAACAAAACAGTTGCTATCCTTGCACACAAATCAGATGGTGCAATGGAAATTTTATCTCGTTATCAATTAATGTATGAAAACCTACCTTTGTGGATGCAGCAGGGTATAAAGACATGGAATAAGGGTGACGTAGAGCTTGAGAACGGGTCATCCGTATTTACAGCAGCAACATCTCAGTCTGGTATTCGTGGTAAGTCAGTAAACTTACTGTATGTGGACGAGGTGGCAATTGTACCAAATAACATCGCAGAGCAATTCTTTACATCCGTATATCCCGTAGTATCAGCCGGTCAAACAACCAAGATCATTCTTACATCTACTCCGCTAGGATATAACCACTTCTGGAAGTTTTGGAATGAAGCAGAAAGAGGTACAAACGGATTTATTCCAATTAAAGTGGAATATTTCGAACATCCAAAGAGAGATTTAAAGTGGGCTGAAGAGCAGAAAGCACTTCTAGGTGAAGTTAAGTTTAATCAAGAGGTGTTGTGTAAGTTCTTAGGTTCCACTAACACACTTATCTCCCCTGATGTTATTTCTAATCTTTCACCGAAGAGTTACATATACGAAAAAGATAATCTAGATATACTAGAATCTCCTCAATTAAATAATTCTTATTTTATAACAGTAGATACATCAAGAGGGGTAGGAGGAGATTACTCTGCTTTTACCGTTATTGATACTACAAAGTATCCGTTTTCTGTAGTAGCTAAATATCGCAATAATACAATCAGCCCGCTGTTGTACCCGGATATTATAGTAAAACTGGCTAAAGATTATAATAACGCTTATATTCTTGTTGAGATAAATGATATAGGTCAACAAGTTGCTGATTTAATATATAATGAATTAGAATATGAAAATATGATATGGGTGGGGAGCGATGCAAGGTACGGTCAGACGCTATCTATATCCGGTAAAAACTCCAGCCTAGGTATTAGAACAACCAAACAGATTAAGAGAATAGGTTGTTCATCTCTAAAATCTCTGGTTGAAAATAGTAAACTGTTAATTTTTGATAAAGATATTATTTCCGAAATCTCAACATTTGTTGAAAATAAAGGGTCGTTTGAAGCAGATGAAGGATATAATGACGACTTAGTAATGACTTTAGTTCTTTTTGCATGGGCCTCTAACGACCCGTTATTTAAAGATCTAATGAATTCTAATAACCGTAAAGCCTTATACAGCCAACAAATTAAGAATATAGAAGAAGATTTAACACCATTCGGCTTTATTGATAATGGTGTACCTGAAGATGCAGTAGAAGTAGCAGGCAGTGATCTCTGGCTTACAGACTCATATAATAAAGATCTCCAAGCATTCATACGTGAAAATTATACTCGTTAAAATTTTGCTATTTATAAATATACACGAGAGATTTTTATTATGAAAAATTACACATTATAAGGAGAAGAACATGACCTTTCAGCTTTCACCAGGTGTTCTAGTTACCGAAAAGGATCTGACAGCTGTCGTTCCTGCGGTTGCTACTACTGCTGGCGGTTTTGCTGGTGCTTTTCAATGGGGTCCTGTAGATCAAGTTGTTGTTGTAGAATCAGAAAATCAATTAGTAGAAAGATTTGGTAAACCAAACAGTACGGTTTATCAATCTTTCTTTACTGCTGCTAACTTTCTGTCATATGGAAACAACCTACAGGTAGTCCGCGTTGTTAACAAAGCTACTGCTAAAAACGCCGTTGTACAATCAGCTAACGCCCTACTTATTACAAACGAAACCAAATATGAAGATACTTATTCGGATGGATCTGCAACTGTAGGTGAATTTGCAGCTAAGTATCCAGGTGCATTAGGTAACTCATTAAAAGTTTCCGTAGCAGATGCTAATACATATAGCTCTTGGGCTTATGCCTCGCAATTCGATACAACCCCTTCTACGTCTACATACGCAAGCGATCTTGGCGGAAGCCATGATGAACTTCATGTAATTGTAATTGATGAAGACGGTCTGTGGACAGGTGTATCTGGTAGTGTTCTAGAGAAGTTTTCTTATCTTTCGAAAGCTACCGATGCTAAGAGACCAGACGGTACATCTGCTTATTACAAAGACGTACTAAACAATCAGTCGAAATATATCTGGTGGATGGATCACCCATCGGCCGGTTCAAACTGGGGTTCATCTGCTCAAGGTGTAACCTTTGCTAACCTAACAGCTAACGTTACAGTATCGCTAGCCGGTGGTGTATCTGCCGATGCCCCTAACGATGGTAACCTCATGGTAGGGTTCTTAACATTTGCGAATGATGAACTTTACGATATCTCGCTAATTCCGGTAGGCGCAGTTTCTAATGCAGTAGCGAGTTATGTAATTACAAACATAGCTGAAGCTCGTAAAGATTGTGTAGTATTCGTATCCCCAGATCTAGACGATGTGTACAACAACGGTGGTTCAGAAGTAACAGATGTTACTGCATATCGCGATGCTCTTCCATCCTCATCCTACGCAGTAATGGATTCGGGCTGGAAATACCAGTACGACCGCTATAACGATGTATACCGCTGGATTCCTTTAAATGGTGACGTAGCAGGTACAGCAGTTCGTACTGATTATACCGCTGATCCTTGGTTCTCGCCAGCTGGTCTAAACCGCGGTCAGATTAAAAATTCAGTTAAGCTAGCCTGGTCGCCATCGAAAACTCAGCGGGATAGCTTATACAGAAAAGGGGTTAATCCGGTAGTTTCAATGCCTGGTCAGGGTACTGTTCTGTATGGTGATAAGACTCTGCTTGCTAAACCATCTGCGTTCGATAGAATAAATGTACGCAGACTGTTCATCACGATCGAGAAAGCAATTGCTTCGGCAGCTAAATTCCAGCTGTTCGAGTTCAATGATGCCTTTACTCGCGCGCAATTCCGTAATCTGGTAGAACCATTCCTTCGTGATGTACAAGGTCGCCGCGGTGTTACAGAATACAAGGTTGTGTGTGATGAAACAAACAACACAGGTGAAGTTATCGATAGAAACGAGTTTGTAGCTGACATTTATGTTAAGCCATCACGCTCGATTAACTTCATTAAGTTGAACTTCATTGCAACCAGATCTGGTATTGCATTCGAAGAAGTTGGCGCATAAGGGAGAGAATAGATGACTACATTTAACGTAGAGCGTTTTAAATCAGCTCTTACCAATGGTGGTGCTCGCCCTAACCAGTTTGCTGTACAGTTATCATACCCAACGTATGTAACTGGTCAAGCAACTGCCGTAGCGCGTTCACCGTTCTTAGTTTCAGTTGCAGAGCTACCAGGTCAGACAGTTAACCCAGCGGTCGTGCAGTATCGCGGCCGTGAGGTTAAATTTGTTGGCGATCGTATCTTCGCACCATGGACTATTACCGTTCTAAACGATTCAGAAATGTCCATTAGAAATGCTATAGAAGAATGGATGGGTGGAATGGAAGACTATGCTACTAAGACCGGCAGATTACAGCCAGCTCAGTATCAAAGAGATTTAGACGTATTCCAGCTAGATAGAAATGGTAACGTACTTAAGTCTTACAAGCTAGTTAACGCGTTCCCTGTAGACCTGTCGCCAGTGGCATTAGACTTTGGTGCTAACGATCAGATCTCACAGTTTACTGTTACCTGGCAGTATCAGCACTTCACCACGTCCACCACAACAGCTGGCGGTACAGTTGATTTCGCTGGTTTATTTAATAATCAATAAGTGAGTATTTAACTAGTTATGGCGATTACCTTATTTGGATTTACGATTGGTCGTGAAACCGATCAGACACAGCCGTCGAAGAAGCAAGAATTCATCACGCCTGTGTCTGATGACGGTGCGTCTACAGTAAATGCCGGGGGTTACTACGGCACTTACGTCGATATAGACGCTACAGCTAGAAATGAAGCAGATCTAATTTCCAGATATAGAGAGATTGCAAAGTATCCAGATTGTGATAACGCTATAGAAGAGATAGTCACAGAGGCAATCGCTGCTATCGACAGCGAGAACCCTGTGACTATCGATGTTGATAATCTTGAAATCCCGGACTCCATAAAAGAATCTATAAGAGAAGAATTTGATAAGATTCTTCAACTTCTAGATTTTAAAGATAAAGCCCATGACATTTTTAGAAGATGGTACGTAGACGGAAGACTGTACTATCAAAAATTAATTAATAGTTCAAAGCCTGTTGCAGGAATTTTAGAATTAAGATATATTGATCCTAAGAAAATTCGTAAAGTAAGGGAAGTTAAAAAAGATAAAGTTGACGATACAGGCGTCGAGCTTATTCAATCTGTTGACGAGTATTTTCTTTATAATGAAAAAGGTATGTCATATACTCCGGGTGCTGCTCCTGCTCAAACAAACACAGGAATAAAGATAAGCCCTGATGCAGTTACTTTTGTTCCTTCCGGTCTATTAGATCTTGACAGAAATATTATAAACGGATACCTTCATAAAGCTATTAAGCCTGTTAATCAGCTTAAGATGATGGCAGATTCGCTAGTAATATATCGTCTATCCCGCGCACCAGAAAGAAGAATCTTCTACATTGACGTTGGTAATCTGCCGAAGCAGAAAGCTGAACAATATATGAAAGATTTAATGACCAGATATAGAAATAAGATTGTTTATGATTCCACCACGGGTGAAATTAAAGATGACCGTAAGTTCATGACTATGTTAGAAGATTTCTGGTTACCAAGACGAGAAGGGGGAAGAGGTACTGAGATTAGTACTCTACCTGGAGGAGAGAATCTTGGTCAGATCGCAGATATTGAATACTTTCAGAATAAAGTATATCAATCGCTCAATGTACCTACATCAAGATTTCAAGAATCATCTGGTTTTAATTTCGGCAGACAGGCTGAAATTTCTAGAGATGAAATTAAATTTGCAAAGTTTATTTCTAGACTCCGTAGAAAATTTAATGCTCTGTTTGATGATCTTCTTAAGACACAATTGGTGCTTAAAAAAGTAATTAGATTAGATGAATGGGAAGAAATAAAACAAAGTATAAATTACAAGTATGCTCAAGATCAATATTATCAAGAAATGAAAGAAGCTGAGAATTTAAGAAATAGACTTGACGTATTGAATCAAATGTCTCCGTACGTTGGAGTATATTTCAGTCAAAGTTATGTTAAAAAGAATGTTCTTAAAATGACCGACGCGGAAATAGAAAGAATAGAAGCAGAAAATGAAGAACAGCCTCCAGTATCGCAACCAGGAATGCCGGGGTCTGAACAAGTAGCTGCTCTAAGCAGAGAAGTAAGATAAATAATATTAATGGGTGATTTATGTCAGATAAAGAATTAGTCAACAATTTAGTTAACAAAATTATTAACGGTGAAAATGCAGAGGCGCAGGAAGATGTCTATGCAATCCTTGCATCAAAATTAGACTCTGCGCTTAACGATAAGAAAATGGAAATAGCTCAAAACGTCTATTCCGCACCAGAAGAAGATACAGAGACCAGCGACCATGTCTAAAGATTTTTTCTCTTTTCGAAATCATATTACAGAAAAGACTCTTACCTCCGCCGAAAAAAAGAAGCGTGAAGAGGTAGCTAAAGCTATTGAGCGTGAAAACCCAGATATGCCCATGGGTATGAAGATGGCCATAGCTACAAAGACAGCTAAGCGTGTTGCTGAAGAATCAACCCAGATTGATGAACTAAAAAAATCGACCCTAACAAGTTATGTTAAGAAAGCTGTAGACCCTATATACGGAATTCCGAAAACTAAAACTAAACTCGCTCAGCGCTTAAAAGGCATTCAAAGAGCGCATGAAAGAATAGTAGGTAATAAACCTACCTCGAGTGTAAAAGAAGCCGTTGATGATGAAGGAGCCATGGCAAAAGGTCAGCTGATGCGCATGGTAAATCAGGCATCTGGCCTCGCAAGAATAATGAATGATGATACTCAGCTGGATGGTTGGGTACAGTCTAAGCTTACCATGGCTTCTGATTATTTAGATTCTGTTCACGACTTCTTAATGCACAGCAAACAAGATGTAGATGAAAAAGAAGAAGGTGAAAAAGAAGAAGGTGAGATAGAAGAAGCTAAAAAAACTAAGCTGTTCGGTGCAGCAAAAGTCTACGACCGCTGGGATAAACTAACTAGAAAAGAGACCGGGGAGACCCTAGCTCAAAGACAAGCATGGTACAAGAAAAACATCGAAGATACTTTAAAGCGCAAAAAAGATCTCGAAGATGCTGGTATTATCAGGAAAGAAGATGTTCATTACTGCGCTAAGCACGTTCGCTCAGCTCTTCTTGGTGACGGGGTTGTATTAGAAGCTCAGCACGCTGACCCTAATGACGAAGGTCAGGTTGAATGGTATATGGTAGAATTCAAAGACGGTATTCATAAGGTGTATACAGAGGATCTTGATATAATGCTTGCTGAATATCACGGTAACCACAAAAAGAAAAAGAGAATGAACGATGGCAGATAAACGCATTTTAAAAATTACAAAGCGTCAAGCAGCCGTTGCAATTGTAGGGTCTGGTAACGCCAATATCTCTATTTATGAGCTAGCTCACCCTGGCCCGAACGCTACAACTGATACTCAGATTGTTACCCCTGCAAACGTAGTTTTAACTATTACGGATATTGCTTACGATGTTGGTAATGCTGCTAATATTACCAGGGGTGGTAATTTAATTCTAGCGGTATCTGGCTCCGGTGAGTTTAACCTTACCGAAAAGATTGGCTGTGTACTAGGTGACCAAGCTAACGCTAACGTAGAAGTTAATTTAGGTGCCGCTCAAGGTACTATGATCATTCAGTTTACAAAAGGGAATGGTTATATCGATCGTAACCTTCAACACCAAGGCCCTGGAGTGGATCCATACTAATGAAACTAATTAAAGAAATTTCACAAGAGCTTAAGTATATTACTGAAGCTAAAGAGTCTGGTAAGAAAGGTATCTTTATTGAAGGTATCTTTATGCAGGCAGATAAAGACAACCGTAATGGCAGACGTTATCCAAAAGCAGTTATGGAAAGAGAAGTTAGCCGTTATCAAGATCTTATTAAAGAAAAAAGAGCATTAGGAGAGCTAGGTCATCCTCCTAATCCTCAAATTAATTTAAATAATGTTTCTCATCTTATTACTGAGTTAAAGTTCACAGGCAATGATGTTATTGGACGTGCCAAGGTATTAGACACTCCAATGGGAAAGATTGCTCAGAACTTTATTGAAGAAGGGGTGAGATTGGGAGTATCCTCGCGTGGTCTTGGCTCTTTAAAAGAAAAAGACGGTATCAACGAAGTACAGGATGATTTTCATCTTGCAACCGTAGATATTGTTGCCGACCCATCAGCCCCTGATGCTTTTGTTAATGGCATTATGGAATCAGCTGAATGGATTTTAGACAACGGGGTGTGGAAAGCCGTTGATGTTGAGTATGCGCAGAGAGCTATTAAGAAAGCGTCAAAACACAGTTTAAATGAAACAAAACTAAAGGTTTTCAATTCTTTCTTGAGAAGTATCAAGTAACTCAGCCATATAAATAATAACGTTAAACAAAAAACTCTTAGGAGAAATACGGATGTCAGTGGAAAGTAAAATTGCACAGTTGCTATCTGGAAAAGATAAGCAAAAACTGACTGAAGAATCTACTGAGAACCTTGCTGCAGGTGGAATGGCCGACACCGGCTCAAAAGCCGCTTCAAATGCTAAGAAGGATACTTCTAAAGCAGGTCAGGCAGCTACAGCTGGTGATACCACACAGCCTAAGCAGGGATCCTCACAAGACGCTTCTTTCACAACATCTGACGAAGATGACACTAATTTAGGTGCCAAGAATTCTTCTTCAGTATCAAAAGCACCAGTCCCAGCCACTAAAGGCGACGCTAAGTCAGTAAAAGTTCCAAACATGGAAGAAAAACAAGAACAAGATAATGCTATTTCCGAAAACGACGTTGATGTTTCAGCTCAGCTAAACTCAATTTTCGGAGAAGAACTATCTGAGGAATTCAAAGCGAAAGCTACTTCTATATTTGAAGCTGCTGTTATCGCTCGTGTTAATCACGAGATGGAAAAAGTAACTGCTAAATTAGAAGAAGCTAATGCAAACCAGCTTAAAGAATACACTGAGTCATTAGTTGAAAAAGTAGATTCATACCTCAACTATGTTGTTGAACAGTGGATGGATGAGAATGCATTAGCTGTTGAATCAGGTCTTCGTACCGAGATTGCAGAAGACTTCATTACCGGTATGAAAGAACTCTTCAAAGAACATTACATAGATATTCCTGAAGAGAAGTATGATGTACTTGCTGACCTTCAAGCTAAGAACGAAGAATTAAGCGCTAAGCTTGATGAAGCAATTGAAAAGAATGTCGAGACTTCAAAAGAACTTAGTTCTGTTAAAAAAGCTAGTATCTTCGAAGAGCAGACTAAAAATCTAACTTCTACTGAAGCACAAAAACTTAAAAAGTTAGTAGAAGGGGTCGATTTTGAATCAGAAGACCTGTATCGTGAAAAGCTTGCTGTAATTACGGAAAATTATTTCCCTACTCACACAGGTAAATCACCAGAGCAGGTTCTTGTTGAAGAAACCGCTATAAACAGCGCTAGCTCGTTTGAAAATAACACAACGGTTGATCAGTACGTGAGACATCTCTCGCGCGCTATCAAAACTCGATAACATATAAATATCTTAGAACTTCTAAAAAGGAGAAGGTAATGTACTTATCAGAACAACTTCAGACTAAGTGGGGCGCTGTCCTAGACCACGCAGATCTGCCAGAAATCAAAGACAGCTACAAGAAGTCTGTAACCGCAGTTCTTCTTGAAAACCAGGAGAAAGCACTTCGCGAAGAGCGTCAGATGCTTTCCGAAGTAGCACCAGCTAACAACTACGATTCAACCGCAGGTATTGATCGTTACGATCCAATCCTTATCGGTCTTGTTCGTCGTTCGATGCCTAACCTGATGGCTTACGACATCTGTGGCGTTCAGCCTATGACTGGTCCTACCGGTCTTATTTTTGCAATGCGTTCAGTATACGGTAACGTTCGTACTGATTCAGGCTTAACCGAAGCTCTCTTCAACGAAGCCGATACCGACTTCTCGTCATCTGGTTTCGATGCCGACTACGCCGGTACACCTAAGAACGGAACACATGCTGGTGATAACCCAGTAGATGGTTCTTACACTACTGGCAAAGGTATGTCCAATGCACAGGGTGAAGCTCTTGGTGACGCTTCTACTAATAACTTCGGTTCAATGGCATTCGCTATCGATAAGACCACGGTTACTGCTCGCACCCGTGCTCTGAAAGCTGAATACACCCTTGAACTTGCGCAGGACCTGAAAGCAGTTCATGGTCTTGATGCAGAGTCGGAACTTTCAAACATCCTGTCACAGGAAATTATGTTTGAAATTAACCGTGAAGTTGTTCGTACCATCTATACAGTTGCTAAAGCCGGTTCGCCTGCTACTGCAACAGCTGGTACCTTTAACCTTGACGTTGACTCCAACGGTCGCTGGTCGGTAGAACGCTTCAAAGGTCTTCTGTTCAACATCGAACGTGATGCCAACCACATCGGTCAGGATACCCGTCGTGGCAAAGGTAACTTCATCGTCTGTTCTGCAGACGTTGCAAGCGCCTTAGCAATGGCTGGTGTACTTGACTATGCACCCGCTCTTTCAACCAACCTGAACGTAGATGATACTGGTAATACTTTTGCCGGTGTTCTGAACGGTCGCTTCAAAGTATATGTAGATCCATATTCTGCAAACCTTGGTGCAGCCTCGCAGTTCTACGTAGTTGGTTACAAAGGTACTTCGCCTTATGACGCAGGTATCTTCTACTGTCCTTACGTACCTCTCCAGATGGTTCGTGCAGTAGATCCAAGTAGCTTCCAGCCAAAGATTGGCTTCAAGACTCGCTACGGTATGATTGCTAACCCGTACGTTACAACTACTGGTGGAAGCGCTGCTGCCGATGGTGATACATTTACAGCAAACCGCAACCAGTACTATCGCCGTACCAAAGTTGTAAACCTGATGTAATTGAACCACCAATTAAGAGTGGTATTAGGGGGAGCTAAGCTCCCCCTATTTTTATGAGATAAATAATGATATGTACACATCTAATCTTTCAGAATTAAAGTCGACTGTAACATCTCCTTCTGTTGCAGTCCATAACTTTCTAAGACCTAACGGTTTTAGATTAGTTATAAAAGACCTCCCTAAAGTTTCTTATACTTGCCAGGCTGCTAACCTACCTGGTATTCAGTTAGGTTTCATTAACCAACCTACACCTTTTATTGATAGACCAATTATCGGTGACAAGCTCATGTACACCGATTTAACTATTAAATTTATTATTGCAGAAGATCTAAGCAATTACGTTGAGCTATATGAATGGGTTACAGCATTAGGGTTTCCTAACAATTATGCTGAATTTAAAAACTTTGCAAATGAAAGACTTAATAGATTTCCCTTTAAAGCTGGTTCATCTAATAATGAAGTTTTGGGATATTCAGACGGAACTTTGACCATTTTAGATAGCAATAATAATGCTAAAACTAATATAATACTCAAAGACTTATTCCCTATATCAGTAGAGCCTTTGGATTTCGATACTACTACTGCGGGTGGTTCTTTAGAGTATCTAACCTCAAGAGCAACTTTTAAGTTCAGAACGTTAACAATTGAAACATTATAATTAACCTTGGAGTAGATCATGCAAAACCAAACTCGCCAGATTAGTCTGGAAGAAATCCGCAAGAATAAATTCTTTATCGCAACCCCCTGCTATGGTGGTCAATTGATGGAGCCTTATTTTAGGTCTACCATCAGAATGATGACCTTTTTCAACCAGCATCAAATTCCTCTAGCATTCGGTACAATTGCTAACGAGTCTCTAGTTACTAGAGCCCGTAACGTACTACTAGCGTATTTCCTTAATTCAGATTATACACATCTTCTCTTTATTGACGCAGATATCGAGTTTAGTGTAGAGGATGTGTTGAAGCTCTACGCAGCAGATAAAGAAGTGGCTGTAGGGGCGTATCCTAAGAAAGGAGTTGCCTGGAATCGTATTCGTCAAAATATGCACACTACTCCTCTCGACCAACCGCTTACAGATAAAGAAATAGCAGCTCACGGTTCTGACTACGCTGTTAACTTTAAATTTACTAATCGTGAAACCAAATCAATCGCTGTAGAGAATGGTCTTGTTAAATTACACGACGCAGGCACCGGTTTCATGATGATCAAGCGAGACGCTATTCTAAAGCTGATTCGCGCTTACCCGGAAATTAAGTACAACAACGATGTAGTAATCAATAACGGCGATCTTAAAGATAATTTCTATGCGCTATTTGATACTATGATTGACCCGGTAGATCGTCGATACCTTTCAGAAGATTATACGTTCTGTCGTCGCTGGCAGGATATTGGCGGTGATATCTGGTTAGATCCTACTATTTCTCTAAACCATTACGGTCATTTCTGCTTCCAGGGTAACCCGCAAGCGATCATTAACTGGGAAAAACCACAACAACAACAACCGGTACCACAAGAAGTAAAAACGATTGATCTTCCTGACTAAGTAGATTAATCTTATATTATGAAATTAACTGATATCACCGATCAATGGGCTATTGATTCGGCCATTGATGAGTTGAACCTTGGTAGAGAAGCAACTAAGGTTCCAACTTTACACGCCAAGTATCTGACTCTGTTATCTAAAGCTAAGTTACAGCTTAGAAAAGCAGAGTCAGATTATCTACGTACTCGCAAGATAAAGTATCGTTACTATCGAGGCGAACTAACTCAAGAAGAACTTCAAGCGATGGACTGGTTGCAGTACCAAGGCAATAAACCTCTCAAAGCTGAGATGGATGAATTCTTGCAAAGCGATACTGACCTGGTAGAGCTAGTCGACAAAGTCGAGTATTTTAAAACTGTAATTTATACGCTTGAGCAAATTATACGCTCGATAAATTCTAGAACTTGGGATATTAAGTCAGCAATAGAATATACTAAGTTTACTAATGGTGCATTTTAGTGTCTGTAAAAATAATTAAGCGCGATGAAGTCTATATGAAAGTTTTGTGCGAGATGTCTATCGCACAAGAGATTTCTGAGCACTTTACTTTTGAAGTACCTGGTGCGAAATTTACACCTATGTATCGCAACAAAATGTGGGATGGTAAACTTCGACTATACTCATTAGTGACAAAAGAGCTGTATGTCGGTCTTCTTCCTTACTTAAAGCATTTTTGTGAAGTAAATAACTACCCTATCGATAGTACAGATCTTCCGACTAAAGATACTGATGTTACTTACGATCAAGTTGCTGAGTTTTGCAGCAATCTAAATCTAGGATCAGGAGGTAACCCTCTTCTGATTCGCGACTATCAAATAGAGGCAGTATACAAAGCTATTTGTGATGAAAGACGCTTGCTACTATCTCCAACAGGGTCTGGTAAATCTCTAATAATCTATTGTCTACTTAGATGGTACGAACAATTTGAAAAGAGACAGCTTATCCTGGTACCTACTACGTCACTAGTTGAACAAATGTATTCTGACTTTCAGGATTATTCCTGCTTAAATGGTTGGGATGTAATTACTAACTGCCATCGAATATATTCGGGTCATGAAAAGATAACGGATCTGCCAATTGTAATATCTACTTGGCAATCGGTTTATGAATTGCCTAAGAAATGGTTTGAGGTATTCGATGTCGTCGTAGGTGATGAAAGTCATACTTTCAAAGCAAAGTCTCTTACCAGTATCATGGGTAAGTTAACTAAAGCTCAATACAGGATAGGTACAACCGGTACGCTAGACGGCACTAAGACTCACAAGCTAGTTTTAGAAGGTATGTTCGGTCAAGTGTATCATGTTACTACAACAAGAGAGTTAATTGATAAAGATCAACTTGCAGATATAAAAATATTTTGCTTAGTATTGTCTTACTCACCAGAAATAAGAAAACAAAACTCCAAACTTAAATATCAGGAAGAGGTAGACTTTCTACTACAATACGAAGCAAGAAATAAGTTTATAAGAAACCTTGCTACCTCTCAGCAAGGTAACACACTGGTACTGTTTCAGTATGTTGAGAAGCACGGTAAGCTATTACATGATATGATATCTAAGAAAGCTGAAAATCGAAAAGTATTTTTTGTATCAGGTGCTACTGAAACTGAGTCAAGAGAACAAATAAGAAAGATTATAGAGAAAGAAACTGATGCTATAATTGTCGCATCATATGGTACTTATAGTACGGGTATAAATATAAAAAACCTTCATAATATTATATTTGCATCCTCTGGTAAATCAAGAATTAGAAATCTTCAGTCTATCGGCCGAGGGCTGAGAAAAGGTGATCAGAAAGAGCAATGCAAGCTTTACGATATTGGTGATGATATGGAATGGAAAGGTAGAAAAAACTATACCTTGCTTCATATGATCGAAAGAATTAAAATCTACAACGATGAAAAATTCGATTACAATACTGTAAAGGTAGATATCTAATGTATAATAGAATAATTAAACTCATAAGCGGTGATGAGCTTTTAGCACAAATTGCTGAGGATATTTTTTATTTTGAAGATTCAGAACTAGTTGAACTTCATCACCCTATGCTCGTTAATTATTATAGAACTGCTGATAAAAATGGCAGAGTATATCAAGGTTGTTCTATAAACCCGTGGATTAATATGACTGATGATAGTATAATACACATCAAAGGTAGTTCTATTCTTGCTGTTGCAAGGCTATCTCAAGAAGCTTCTAATAAGTACGAAGAATATATTAGAATGGTAGGCAAAGAAGATTCCGAAGAATATTCTTATCTAAACGAACTCATGGACTATATTAGTAATGCAGATGATGAAGAAGAAAGCGAAGTCGCAGAAAAGCCAACAATCCATTGAGCTTAGAAATGCTCACTACGTTGATAATAAAAAATTTCTCGAAGCTTTAATTGAGTATAGAGCTCAAGTTGCAGATGCAGCTGCCAAGGGTTTGCCCAAACCTAAAGTAAGTAACTACATAGGCGATTGCTTCATTAAGATAGCAACTCACCTTTCTTATAAGGGTAATTTTATTAACTATACTTTTAAAGATGATATGATATCTGACGGTATAGAAAATTGCTTATCTGCAGTCGATAAATTTGACCCTACGAGATTTTCAAACCCCTTTGCTTACTACACTCAGATAACTTTTTTTGCATTCGTAAGAAGAATTCAGAAAGAAAAAAAGTATCAGGCAACTAAATATAGGTTACTAGATAATATTGATATCGATCAAATTGTCTCGCAAGCAGAAGATAATGAAGAATTTGTAAATTATCTTTTGGAGCTAGTAAAGAAACATAATGATACTATCGAACCAGAACGCAAGATGATTAAGCAGCGTGAAAAAAAGGTTGATAGTTACGATGAATCGGATAATTCAGATATGGAGTAGTGGATTTTCTGATTGTTATAATTTATAATGTGCAGGTGATAGGTGCCCTTCCACCTATTAACAAAACTAGGAGCATAAATGTCCAAGATAAAAATAGCAGAACTGTTTTACTCTATTCAGGGTGAAGGGCGGTACATGGGCGTACCGTCTGTGTTTCTCCGTACCTTCGGTTGTAACTTTACTTGCTCAGGCTTCGGTATGCCTATAGGTGAAGTTTCTACTGAGCGTGATATAATCGCTACCGATGCAAAGTCTTTCAAAAAATACGAAGAGTTACCTTTAGTCTCTACAGGATGTGATTCTTACGCATCTTGGGACGTAAGGTTTAAACATCTTTCACCGATGCTGTCGGTTGAAACTATCGTAGAAAAGATTATACAATTACTTCCCCATGGTGTATGGGATGGAGAGCATTTAGTTATAACTGGTGGGGAACCACTTCTCGGGTGGCAACGAGCTTACCCGGCTTTGTTAGAAAACGAAAAGATGATGACGTTGACAGATGTCACTTTTGAAACTAACGGAACACAAGTAATTACTGAAGAACTTGAGCGTTCACTTTACGGTTTTAAATGGGATGGTATCACATTTTCCGTATCACCTAAACTACCGGTCTCAGGTGAAAAATGGGAAGATGCTATTCTACCGGATATCGTAGCATCTTATGAAGAGGTAGGGTATACTTATCTTAAGTTTGTGGTAGCAACAAAAGAAGATGCAGAGGATGCCGAGAAAGCTGTTAAACTATACAGGCAAGCTGGGTTTAAAGGTCCTGTATACTTGATGCCCGTAGGTGGTGTGGAATCAGTATATCATCTCAATAATCGAACAGTAGCTGAGATGGCTATGAAGAGAGGATGGAGATATTCAGATAGATTGCAGGTTCCTCTTTTCAAAAACGAGTGGGGAACTTAATTAACTAAGGAGTAAAGTATGTCGTTTCAAAAAGGTAAAACCGATGCCGAGCTCGGTTATAAAGTGGAAGAGTATTTAAAATCGAAAGGGGTTCATACCCCTACGCTGATTGATCCTCTTCTTAAGAAAGAAGAATGGAAGATTAAAAAGATCGAAAAATATTTTACATCTATTATGGAAACTTTGGGTTTAGATCTTCAAGATGATTCTCTTATTGATACCCCTAAACGTGTTGCAAAGATGTATGTAAATGAAATTTTCTGGGGGTTGAAACCAGATAATTTTCCTAAGGTAACTGTAATTCAGAATAAGATGGGTTACGATGAGATGGTAATTGAAAAAGACATTACATTAATGTCTAACTGCGAACATCATTTTGTAACTATTGACGGTAAAGCCCATATAGCATATATTCCTAAAGATAAAGTTCTCGGTTTGTCTAAGCTTAATCGTATCGTTGAATATTTTGCTCGACGACCGCAGGTCCAAGAACGCATTGCTGAGCAAGTATATCATTCTCTTGCATTTATTCTTGGTACTGAGGATATTGCAGTTGTTATTGAAGGGGTTCATTATTGTGTAAAGTCGAGAGGGGTGGAAGATCATTCCTCTTATACTTACACTGCTAAGCTGGGTGGGTGTTTTAGAACTGAACCTGAAGCCCGTGCTGAGTTTATGTCTTTAATTAAACGCTAATATGACCTGGTATAATAATTCAGAAGGTAGATACGGTACTAACGGAGCCAAAGGGGACGAGGGTGAAGAGATTGTTCGTATTTACTGTGAGCATAATAAGCTTAATTACGAACACAAAGTAGATCCTAACAGTCAAGTTAATTTAAAGATTGACTTTATTATTAATGGTGTACCGGTAGATGTAAAGTCCAATTATTTTAAAGGTTACCTTGGTGTTGAACTTTATAATAAAAGACGTGAAAATGTTGGGTGGATATATTCATCTGCAGCAAAAGAAATTTATGGTGTAGATACTGAAACAAAATCCATCTACCGTTATAAAGTTAATGATATGATAGATTATATACGGGCAAATTTATCTAGGAAAAAACCTAATAAATTTGGTGATTTATTGTTGTGGGTCCCAGTAAAAACAGAGATAATTGAGCAATTACAATGAAAATTTCACATGAATCCCCTCTATCGATGCTCGAACATTCGAGAGTGTATAATGACTATGATTATTGTTTAGTACACCTTCTAGATGAAATACCACAATATCATGAGTTCTTTGTTGATTCTCTTAAAATGGGTCGAGAGGTTATTTTAGATAACTCGATATTCGAATTAGGAACTGCATTCGATATGAATAAGTATGCAGAGTGGGTTAAGAAACTAGTTCCAACCGAATATATTCTTCCAGATGCGTTAGAAGATAGTATCTCTACTATTACTAATGCGGTTAAATGGAAGACTACTTATGCAGATAGTATTCCACAGCAATGTAAAAGTATTGGAGTGGCTCAGGGTAGATCATATGAAGAAATTGTTGGCTGTTATCGGTATCTAGATGAAATAATCAACGTAGATAAGTTGGCTATTTCTTTTGATTATTCTTATTATCAAAAAGTATTTCCACACCCTAATAAGTGGGTATCATTTGCGCTAGGCCGAGTTCATGTACTGAGTAGGATGTTGGAAGAAGGTATTATAAATCAAAGTAAACCACATCATCTGTTAGGTTGTTCTCTTCCTATTGAATTCCTATTTTATCGTAACGGGTTTGATTGGATAGAATCAGTCGATACATCTAACCCTATAGTACATGGTCTAAAAAATATAATGTATGAATCTACCGGTCTGATGACTAAAGAATCTACCAAGCTGGTTAACCTTATTAATGCTCAACCTGATAATATTTCTTCTGATATTATTGACTTGAATATTGATGTGTTTAGACAAATTGTAACAGGAGATTATGAGTGAAATGGATTGCATTTTTTAGTCAGACCGGTTCTGAGATTGTTCAGTTATCCCAATCTTTAAACAAAGTACCGGATTTAATTGCTACTAATAATTACGAGACGACATTAAAAATTAACCCTAAGCTTAGAATGATTGGTGCGCCGATTCAGTATGGCAGTCACGATATGCTGATGACCTTCTTACGAGAACAGACCCTTTGGCGACCCTGTGATACTATAATTACCCTGCATGGATATCTTCGACTTGTACCACAAGACGTTTGTGAAATGTATGAGATTTATAATGGCCACCCTGCAGCTATTGATATCTACCCAGAACTCAAAGGTAAGGACCCGCAAGTAAGAACATGGGAGGGTAAATATAATACTCTGGGATCAGTAGTTCATAGAGTAATACCTGAAGTAGATGCTGGTGAGATTTATACTAAGAAGCACCAAAAGAATCTGGCAAAAAACTTAGATGAAGTATATGGAACTTTAAAGGAATTGTCATTACAATCGTGGACACAATTCATGAGGATGAGAACTAATGCGTATTGGAATAACGGGGTCGCAGTCAGTAGGTAAGACAACTCTGCTTAACGCTCTAAGATCAGAAAAGGAATTTCAAGATTACGTAGTGTGTGACGAAGTAACTCGATGGGTAAAAAAAATCGGTCTACCAATTAACGAGCAAGGTAATGACCATACTCAAGAGTTAATCATGATGAAACATGTTTATAATATATTTTTAAATAAGAATATGATTACTGATCGAACTGTATTAGATGGTTTAGTGTATACGAAATGGCTAAGACAGAGCGGTAACATAAAAGAAGAAACTATGGAAATAGCCTATAATGTGTTTCATAAGCTTATTTCTTATTATGATTATCTGTTCTTTATTAAACCAGAGTTTGATATAGTTTCAGATGGTGTTCGTTCTACCAATACATCATTTCGGAATCAGATCAATAGATCCTTCATAGATGTAATTGAAGAACATAACATACCGGTGCATTATGTATCCGGCTCCGTAAGAGAAAGAGTCAATCAAGTACTTGAGGTGATTAATGGTCGATAAAATTAACGAACTAGCTTCGGTCCATCTTGGTAAAGCTGGAGATGGATCTGTAGTAAAACCATACGTTACGCCCGATAAAGTAGACAGCAGTCTCTTAGTCGGTGTTCCTCGTTCTCTTAATAGAACTGCTTACGGTATCGAAGATGATAATCTGCCTTTCGTAGGTGGTGATGCCTGGAACGCGTATGAATTTTCCACTCTTCTTAAGAATGGATTTCCAGTATCCGGTTGGTTAAAATTTCAATACCAATCTAATACACCTAATATCGTAGAATCTAAATCTGTCAAGTTATATCTTAATTCATATAATATGGATAAGATTATGACCACATTAGATGATTTATGGATCATAGAAGATAAAATCTCTATGGATTTATCAGATGTAGTAGGCGGTGAAGTTAATGTAACTATCCATATAGGTGATGTAGATACGTTTAAACCAGTCACAGGCGATTTCATCTCGCTTGAGAAGTATTGTAATATTGAAAAAATGGTATTTACAGATTATAATGAATCAGCTGATATTCTTGAAGTAGTACCATCCATTGGACGGTATGAAAGATGGCGTTCACACTCACTTCGATCGAACTGTCGTGTAACTAATCAGCCCGATTGGGGAGATGTCTATATCCATATTAAAGGGGATAAGGCGGTTACACCGGAATCTTTACTTAAGTATATTGTATCGATGCGAAAAGAGAACCACTTTCATGAAGAGATTACCGAATGCATTTATAAGCGTTTGTGGGATCTAATACAACCCGAGGAGCTATTAGTGATGTGCCTCTATACTCGGAGAGGGGGCATTGATATCAACCCTATACGAGCTTCTTCATATGAATTAGCTTACCGTCAATCGAATATTCTTAACGTTACTCGTCCATGTCAAAAGACACCGAGGCAATAATGAACTCACCTGATAAGAATGTAAATGAACTATGTGAAGAGTTTGTAAGCAGATCACAAAAAGGATTTACCAAATACGGTGTTACCACTGAGCGTAATGATCTATCATTGGAAGACTGGATACAACACCTCAAGGAAGAGCTTATGGATTCTTGTGTGTATATTCATAGAATTCAAAAAGAGTTGATGAGAGTAAAAGATGATCTTAAGTGAAGCTCTTAATTTACTACCCGATACCAAGGGTTGTGTAGTTATTCTTTCCGGTGGTTTAGATTCTACTATTACCATGCGACTGGCTGTAGAAAAGTATGGGGCTGAAAATGTTTCGGCTCTTACTTTTTTTTACGGTCAGAAACAGGCATTTGAAATAGAATGCGCCAAGCTATCAACAAGCATGTTAGGGGTCTGTCATAAAGTAGTAGATGCTTCTTTCTTAGGAGATATATCTCAAGGTTTCTCAGCTAATGTAGATAAAAACATTGAGATGCCTACTATTAGAGATGTTCTAGGGGACCCTCGTCCTCCAACGTATGTCCCTAATCGCAATATGATACTTATGTCGATTGCAGCTGCATATGCAGAGACTAAAAATGTAGATACTATTCTTTGCGGTCTTCAATCAACGGATGAATATAATTATCACGACACTACAGCGCGATGGATTGGTAAGGTTAATGACTTGTTGTCTGAAAATAGAATAATAAAAATCAAGCTTATTGCACCTTTTAGTAGTTTAAGTAAATATGAAGAAATAAAAATTCTACAGGAGCTTGATGGTAATACCGACCTTTTAGCTAACACGATAACGTGTTATAACCCCGGAAAAAACGGCTATTCATGCGGAAAGTGTCCCTCGTGTGCTGAAAGAATCAATGCTTTCTTAAAATTAAAACTTAAAGACCCCGCCCCGTATAATATAAAAATTACATGGTAAATCTAAAGATCCTAATAGCTATATATTATATACGTTTATTAGGAAAAAAAATGGTTTACTACATTTATAAAATAACTAACGTTTTAAATAATCATTATTATTACGGTAGAAGAGCTTTCGATGGAAAGGACCCTGAGCAAGATTTATATTTTGGTTCAGGTAAGAGGTTAAAAGCCGCTATTAAAAAATACGGTAAACAAAATTTTAATAAAAAAATTATTTCCATACATAGTACAGAAAAAGAATTAATTTTGGAAGAGCAAAAAATTATTACAGAAGATGTTGTTAAGGATCCAGCATGCTATAATTTAGCGATAGGGGGTCACGGAGGCTACACATATTATTTAGAAAGAGTATTTTATCATTCCGAAGAATCGAAACAAAAAATCTCTCAAGCTAACAGAGGAAGACCTAGACCAGATGCTAGAGAAACGTTTATTAAGTTAGGTATTAATAAATGGTGGAAAGGTAAAACTAGATCAAAAGAAGATCGGGCAGCAAAAAGTATAGCAGCAAAAAACGCTATTAGTTCCGGTAAACACCCTGCTAAACTTATGGCAACTTGTCCTTATTGCAACTATACTACTACTATAGGTAATGCTAAGAGATGGCATTTTGATAACTGTAAGAAAAAATAACTATGTGCTCTATAATCGCATCTTTCTCTTCTAATAAACTCAAAGATCTTTATACGCTAAATTCGTACAGAGGATCTTTGAGTTATTCTTTTGCATACTTTACTTTGTGGGAAGAAGAGTTTACTATGCAAGAGTTAGTAAGAGGTAAAGGCGTAGCTCCTGATTTTTTATTTAATGATAAATCGTATTTTACAGTCTGTCACTCACAGGCTCCTACTACTCAAGCAAGTAATATACATCCTGCTGTGTATAGAGGTTCTTATCTCTGGCATAATGGTATAGTAAAACAGAAAACCTTAGTACCCGGTCAGTGGGATACTATTTGGTTACTACAAAAAATTAAAGAACAGGGATGGGATTCTCTTTCCGAAATAGATGGAACATTTGCTTGTATCTTATATAATAACGACGGGCTGTATGTTTTTCGTAATGAAATATCTCCTATGTATTATGATAGTCAGATGAATTTTTCTTCTACTAAATTTGAGAATAGTCAGTCACTTATTCCTAATCATGTCTTTAAAATAGATCTAGCGCAAAGAAAATTAATATCAATACACGAATTTAACACTTTTGAAAACCCGTACTTCATGGAGTTCTAATGAAACCTACCGATACATTTAAACTAAATAAGGAAAATAAAATTATCGCATCTAGATATCTAGATAAACACGAAAGAGGTAAATACCTGCGTTCGGTGGTATCAGCTCAATTGTGTGCTGATCAGGCTAGAAAAATGAGTTTAGTTAAAGATCGAGAGGTTAAGAGTGAAAACTAATTTTGAACGTATTAGAGACTGGTCTGATGAACGTCTGATTACGTTTCAAACACCTGATCGTAATGGTTTCGTTTCTATGATCGTCGAAGAGCTTGGAGAATTTATTGCAGCTCCCGATACAGAAGGTCGCATAGATGCTATGGCAGATATTATTGTATTTGCTTATGGGGAGATTGCTAAGTACGGTTATAATGGCGATAAAGTTATGAACGAAGTAATCAAAGAAATATCTTCTCGAGTAGGCCAATACGACCCGGTAAGTAAAAAATGGCAGAAAGATAAATCACCTGAAGCACAAGCTAATTGGTATACTGCAGACTTTACTAATTGCAAAATGTGAGATAATATGGGCAAATTTTATTCTACAAAGACATATGGAACTGATCGTGGGCTGTCGTGCTGTTTTCGTCAGTGGCGAGCTAAGCATTCACACTGCTCTACGTTGCATGGATATTCTATCGGTGTTAAAGTTATTTTTGAGTGTGAAAGTTTAGATGAAAGAAACTGGGTAATGGATTTCGGCGGTCTTAAAGATTTCAAAAATTGGCTAGACTATATGTTCGATCATACTCTACTCATTGCAGAAGACGATCCTCATATTAGTACCTTTCGCGAACTATCTAATATAGTAGATATGACAGCACTTGATCTCGAAAGTTCAGTTGCTTATAAACGTGGTGCTGTTTGTGATCTTAGAATCGTACCTGGGGTAGGTTGTGAGAGATTTGCCGAAATGGCCTATCAAGAGCTATCTAGAATCCTACATATTAAACTCTTCGATGGTAAGTTGTTAAATCATACAGTAAGAGTTAAATCTGTTGAAGTATTTGAACATGCCGGAAACTCCGCTATCTATGAAGGATAAGCTAGTAGCTTTAGTAACAGATACTCATTTTGGAGCTAGATCAGATTCCCTTCCTTTCGATTCATTCTTTAAAAAGTTTTACGAAGAATGCTTCTGGCCAACTATAGATGCAAAAGGTATTAAAACTATCTTTCATCTAGGGGACTGTTTTGATAGAAGGAAATATATTAACTACAACACGCTTAAGTCTTGTAGAGAATATTTTTTTGATCAAGCTAAGAAACGTGATGTTCGTATTGTTATGATTGTAGGAAATCACGATACCTACCATAAGAATACTAATGATGTTAATTCTCCTGATCTTCTTCTTAGAGAGTATAATAATGTAATATCACACTCAATACCAGTTGAGATTAAAGTAGGTAATACTCAAATATTACTTATGCCTTGGGTGTGTACTGATAATTACCAGCTCTTTCAGACTAAAATAAAAGAAACTAACTCTAAAGTTATGTTTGGTCATTTTGAGATTGCCGGGTTTCAGATGTATAAAGGCCATGATAACCATGAAGGATTTGATCGTAAAGTATTCGATAAATTTGATTTAGTTTGCTCAGGTCATTTTCATCATAGATCTACAGAAGGTAATATTACCTATTTGGGCAATCCGTATGAAATGACATGGTCAGATTATGATGATCCTCGAGGTTTTCACCTATTTAATACTGATACTGCTGAGCTAGAATTTATTCCAAACCCCTTCACTATCTTTACAAAAGTATATTACGATGATACTAAAGATTGGGGATATTCAGAAGATGATTTTAAAGATAAACACGTGAAGCTGGTGGTAGTAAATAAAACAGACTATTATAAGTTTGATCAATTAATCGATAGGATTAATAATTATGGTCCTATCGAGTTAAAAATAATAGAAGATATGTCAGAATTTGAAGCAGACATACTTCAGGATGATAATCTAGATGTAGAAGATACTATGTCATTACTTTCTCAATATATTGACAGTGTTGATATTATGGGTGATAAAAATCGTTTGAAGACTCTAATGAAAACACTTTATATTGAAGCTCAGAATAAGGGCGATGACTGATGTCTGTACACTTTAAAGCAGTGCGCTATCGTAACTTTTTATCTACGGGCGCACAATTTACTGAAATCAAGCTAGATAGATCTCCTACTACACTTATTGTAGGGGAAAACGGTGCTGGCAAGAGTACAATACTCGATGCCATTTGTTATGTTCTGTTTAATAAACCGTTTAGAAATATTAATAAGCCACAGCTGGTTAATAGTATTAATCAAAAGCAAATGGTGGTGGAGATAGATTTTAATGTAGGTCCCAAGCAATATAAAATTGTTCGGGGAGCTAAGCCTACTGTGTTTGAAATATATCTAAACGGTGATCTGGTAAACCAAGTAGCTGATTCTAGAGATTATCAGCAATATCTAGAAGAGCATGTATTAAAGCTTAATTATAAATCGTTTACTCAGATAGTAATTCTGGGGTCGGCTTCTTTTACTCCATTCATGCAACTACCAGCCGGTCACCGTCGAGAGATCATCGAAGATCTTCTGGATATTAAAATATTTTCGTATATGAACGATGTGCTGAAAGAAAAGCACAACGAGAATAAAAATAATATAACTTTATTAGAAAATAATATTCAGCTAGGAAAGTCTAAAGCTAAACTGCAGCAAGGGTATATAGAAACGCTAGAGAATGATAAGCTGGAAAAAGTAAATCTACTCACAGCAGAGATAGAAAAGTGTAATGAAAAGATACAAGTCTTAATCGATACTAGAGATAAGCAACAAAGCATTATCGATAATCTAAAAAACTCTATTACTGATCTGGACGCTAATACATCAAAAGAGAGTAAACTAAAAGCTATTTTAGATAAGTTAAAGTTAAAAAAGAAAGACTCTATTAAAGAGATTAATTTTTATAAAGATAACGATACCTGTCCTACATGCAGTCAAACTTTAGATGAAGAGTTTAAAGTACAAGCTGTACATAGTCATGAAGAAAAATTGAATGAATTAGCAGCTGCTATAGAGCAGATTGAAAATCAAATTCTGGATGTAGAGAGTAGATTAGAACAAATAAATGAAATTAAAAATGAAATTATTGCTAATCAAAATTTAATTAATAAAACCTCGAGCGATATTATTACAGAGCAATCTCTCATTGGTAGAATGAATAAAGAGATTGAACAATGTCGAACTAATACTGGTAATATAGATGATGAGAAGTTAAAACTAAAAGAAATAGCTAAAGAGGTCGTAAAACTTAACGAAGAGAAAGCCGCTGCAGCTGAAGAACGTCAATATTTAAATATGGCAGAAATTTTATTAAAAGATACGGGCATCAAGACTAAAATTATTAAACAATATCTACCGTTGATTAATAAACTAGTAAATAAATTTTTACAATCTATGGATTTTTTTGTTTCTTTTGAACTAAATGAGTCATTTAACGAAACTATTAAATCTAGACACCGAGATGAATTTAGCTATGCTTCGTTTTCTGAAGGCGAAAAAGCTAAAATTGACTTGGCATTGTTATTTACCTGGAGAACTATTGCTAGGATGAAAAATTCTACCAATACTAATTTACTTCTGCTGGATGAAGTATTTGATGGGTCTCTAGACCTTAATGGTACAGATTATGTAATGAATATTCTAAATACTATAGGTGAAGAGAGTAACATCTTTGTAATTAGTCATAAAGATGCGTTATTCGATAAATTTAGATCTGTCATTAGATTTGTAAAGAAAAATAACTTCAGTACTATAGCTTAGAGGTAATATGTCGACCATACCGAAAGAATATCTAGAATCAAGTTTCGATTTTGGTTTTTCTGCTGTAGACGACCCAGATAAAACCCCAGTACCTTCTGCTCCTGCAGTAAGCACAGAAGAAATTTCTGGACCTATTCTAGAGCGTATTAAAAAATTAGAAACCAATATCGAAGAAGTCGTAAATATTTTAGAACGAATAGAACAAGCCAGTACTCCTAACCTAGACACTGAAGAGTATAAAGCATTAATTAGTAAAGATATTAATGAAAAGCTTAAACTGTTAGAAAGTATGATCATGCCTCTGCTGGTTAACTTAATGAAGAATCCAGAGAAAGACTATATACATTGGCCGAACAGATCAGCCCTTATTCAAAAACAAATAGATAAAATTATATCTATTACTCGATCTTAAATATGAAAAAATTGTATATCAGTGATACACAAGTAAAAAAATATACTTCTGATATTATTCGGCAACTTACTCTTAAAAACTGGAGACCGGATCTGGTTTTAGGGCCAGCGAGAGGAGGCATCGTTCCTGCGAACTACATCAGTCAATATTATGATATACCTTGTTATATTATTAATAAAGGGGTAGGAATAATCCTCCCTCAAATATTTCCTCACATTAAGATATTGTTTATAGATGATATAAACGACACCGGGTCATCATCCCATAAAATAAAACAAGATTTAGATTCTAGATATGCAAAACTAAATGTAAAGTATTGCTATTTAATTGATAATGAGTCTTCTACTTTTACGGCAGATTTTTCCGGGCTTACAATTAACAAGCTAGAAGACCCTTGCTGGGTTATTTTTCCTTGGGAGAATTGGTGGGAGGCCTGGTAGAAGATTTAAACATAGATATTGCTTCAGTAGAATAATAATCTCTACCAAACTTCATGCCTGGGGGAAGGTCCTCTCTATTTTTAATACGAGTTTCATAATCAGAATTAGGATCGTAAACCCAATATAAATCTTTAGAATTAGTATTGCCTTTCATAGCTTCAGAAGTTTTTTGTTTAGATTCTGGTCTATGTTTTTTACCCGTAAATCTACCCCGGCCTTTAAGCTTTAAAGATATTTTACGTTTTACTTCCTCACTTCTCGGTTTACCTTTAGTAGCTAGAATTGCAGCAGCTACAGCTTTTTCGGTATTTCTCTTCTTGATTACTAAATAGTCTTCAGTTATAATATATTTGGAATAAGATCGAGCAGTACGAGCATTAATTACTTCTACAGAAGATTTTTCTTTTACAGAAGTAAGAATTTCGTACTCATGACCATATTTCTTTCTGATCTTTTCTACAGGAAGATCAGAAACGATTATTTGTCTAGTTTTGTGAAAACAATAGTAATGGATCATTAAAATATATATGGTAAGAATAAGTCTAGAAGATACGTTAAAAACCGAAATGCTTCGTGGTTTTGACACTAAAGATGAGTTTAGGGAAGTAATGAGAGACATTGCTATGGAATACAATACTTCTACCCTCGAGGTGCTTACTAAATATTATAAAGTGCGACAAGAGGCTAACCATGAAGTATATAGTAACTGATGAAGATATTGTATGCCTTCACAATGCTAGGTGTTATATTGCCAAAGCGTTGTTGGATGGTAAAGGTGAGATCAGCGAGCTTACTAGACAGCATTTGGTAGAAGCTTTATGTTATTTAAGCCCTACTACTATTAGACTTCGTAACGAACAGACGGAACAAGAAAAAGAGAGGTTAAAAAAAAATAGTAGAACATTAAGCAGTAACAATTTATAATTTAATTATTCTCGTATAACCATATGAGAATATAAATAGGGTTGACTTTACAAGAGTCAACTCAACGAAATTAATTCATAGGAAACCCAATGAAAACTGTAAATCAAATCTGTATTGAAACTGTTATTACAATTAGTACTTTCGCTGTAATTATTCTATTTCCATATGTGGCCCCTCTTATCACTTTAATGTAAAATATATGAAACTTCGTATTGGATCATTTGAATATCGTCATGGTGAATCGGAAAGTGACCGTAATCGAGACCCGGAAATTGTTAAATTTCTAGAAAACGGGACTTGCTATACTATAGCATTTTGGCGTTTGAATAAAGAAGGTTATTATGTTGAATCGGTAGGAGGTAGGTTAATTGCCTGTTTACCAGAAAAAGAGTTTATCGCCCTTCTTAACTACGGTCAATCCGTTCTTGATGCTCATTTTACTCTTAAAGAGTTTTTGAAATGAAAATTAACATTGGCCCTTATACTAATTATTTCGGTCCTTATCAGCTAGCGCGACTGTTGTGCTTTTGGGTTGATCGGGTGGAAGATAAGTATGGAGTAGAAATATATCCTAACTGGGTCGAAGATTTTGGTGAATGGCTAAGTAATACCTGGGTGGGTTTTGCTCTTGAATGGTTGGAAGCCCATAAAGAAAGAAAAATTAAAATAAAAATTGATAAGTATGATACCTGGAGTATGGATCATACTTTAGCTTTAATTATTGTTCCTATGCTTAAACAACTTAAAGAAACCCAGCATGGCTGCTGCTATGTAAATGATAAAGATCTTCCCAGAAATATTCGATCTCAATTTCCTGTAACTGAGGAAGAAGATAGTTTTTTAGAAGAACGATGGAACTGGGTAATGGATGAAATGATCTGGTCATTTGAGCAGATCATTAATAAAGAGGATAATGAAGCTCAATTTTACAGCAAAGATGAATTTAAAGCAGGTTCTTCTTTTGAAGATTATTTAAGAAATCTAAAAGTAGATAGAAAAGGATTAAAAGCACATCAGGATCGTATTCACAACGGTCTTGTATTATTTGGTAAATACTATCAGCATTTATGGGACTAATATGACATATAGTTTGCGACGTACACAGGATGGTGCTGGAGATAGTGGCTCTATGAGCCAGGCTTTAATCTTTACTATTGATCCGAGTACGGGAAAAGAGCACATGGAAGTTAAAGAGGATGCTCGCCCTGCTGTTGGAGTTGCTATGCGAGTAGGTAGCCGGTTTACTAGAACGTACGGTCAAGATTGGTGGCAGACAACAGTAATTACAGAAATTATAGAGTCTCGTAAGACGGAATATGGTGATTATGTTCGGTTTAAAACCAATAACTCTATATACGAATGGGCCTCTTTTTAATAAATCTATATGGCTAAGAAAGAAAAAAAGAAAGACATTGTCACTCCTTCTCGAATGTCTTCAGATAGACTTAAAATGGTTGATCCGGAAGATAGAGAGTTACTTAAAGGTAAGAGTGAAATGTATGTAATGGGTTGGAATCGAGTAAAGTACAACCAGGGATTCCAGATCGGATGAAAGTAAAAATTGAGATTAATATCGAGATTGATCCTAAAAAAGATTCTAAAGATATACAAGAACTTATAGAGGTACTTAAAACTTTACAGAGCGCTGGTAAATTAACCAGTAACAATATAAAATATCATTACAAAAAACACTCTAATAGAAGGTATCAATGAAGTTCGGCTGTTATTTTTATACTATGGGTCATACTATTTGGTTTAACACACGCGAAGAAGCTTATCATTATGGCCGTAACTCAGGATTTGAATTTACAGTTCTAGAGAGAAAATATAATGAATAAATTTTATTTTGAAATTGATGGAACTAGATCTCATTTTTGTACTCATTTAAATTTTGATCTATCAACTCAAGATGCAATTATTCTAGCTGAAATAATAACCCGACAAGCTATTGATTACGATTACACTGGTGAACTAAATATCTGGGATAGCAACAACAATCTTCATGTTTTTATAGTTCAATCTGAATATAGACAAGCGGTATCTGTAGAGAAAATAATATGAACATATACATCGACTGTGAATTTAACGGACATGGGGGTGAATTAATTTCCATGGCTTTAGTGGCAGAGGACGGAGCAGAATTTTACGAAGTATTAAACACATCTGAACCAATTCAACCTTGGGTAGAGCAACATGTAATACCCTATCTCAATAAAGAACCTATCCCTAACTATATATTTCAACAAAAACTCTGGTATTTTCTAGCTTGGTATACAGACTTTAATCTGATATCAGATTGGCCTGAGGATATTAAATATTTTATGCAATCGATTATAACTAAACCCGGGGAGATGATGTCTGTTCCATCTTTTTCCTGCGAGGTAAGACGTGATCTGTCTTCTAGTAAATCTAAAATACCGCATAATGCACTAGAAGACTGTCGAGCAATTGCTATGCTCAGCAGAGAGTTATCTCTTCTTCCCTATGAACATATGTACGACAACCCGTTCCATGATTCCCCTTAATCAGTTAGTTGATCTAGCTAAAGAATCTGAATCGCAAATTTCATTTGATTGGTCAGAAATTCAGGTATCTAAAGAGGATGCGTATCGTTTAATGGCGTTACACTGTCAAGAGATGGATGATGATCCGATAATGCTAAAAGCCTGTTTAGTTAGTCTTCTGGTAGAAAATATGGTCCTTCACGTACAACTATTAAAAAATGGCGTATCTTAATCATTCTATACCTACAGTTACTGGATATATTCGCAACGAGTATTTGTTTAATCATGAAAAAGGTCACGGTGAATATACTCCCTGTGATATTCATACCGTAGCCTCTATTGAAAAAAGAGTTCCGTTATTTGAAGCTTTGTTAGAAAATGGGGTAAACTGGACTCGTCGCCCCATTACAGCTTTTGCCTGGAAGAAAGAAGCTCCAGTTTATGATTTAAACATTCATCAGTACTGGGATTGTTTTTCTCCTTATATTGATGTTAACGTGAGATCTAGACTTCAGGGTCTTCGATGCAAGCTGATAGATTGGAAAGGGGATATTCATTACGGGGTTTATATGTTTACTCTCGATTGGTCATGGGAAAACAGAACCAATCTCAACACTAATTTTTCTGAGACTCCAGAACATAAGTGTGCTCATTTTATAAAAGAGGATTCAGGTAACTATTTTCTTTACCCTAACAACCGTATAATTTGGCATGATGATGCTTGGATACATAATCCCATCTCTAAAAACCCAGGTTATCGAATTGATATGACGGAATATACAGTAGAAAATACTCGAGTAACGTTTACAGACAGCAGCTACATGACAGAATTTGGAAAATCAGAATCCAATGCCGTATAGAACCGTTTTAATTATGGGATTACCAGGATCAGGTAAAACCACTCTAGCAAGAGAATTAAAAGAAAAACTAGAGAGATATGTCTCGGTGGACTGGTTCAATGCTGATGAAGTAAGAAAAGATCACAACGATTGGGATTTCAGTCGAGAAGGCAGACTTAGACAAAGCTATAGGATGTTATATCTAGCGAACAATTCTAAAGCTGATGTTATACTGTTAGACCTGGTAGCTCCTTTAGCTGATATGAGAGATATTTTAAAACCTGACTACACGGTATGGCTTAATACTATACCAGAGGGACGGTACGAAGATACTAATAGGGTATTCGAACCACCTGAACGTTACGATTTAATGATAAGCCATCATTCAGATAGCTGGTCAGATTATCTGGTAGAACAAATCGTAAAGAAAAAAGATTATGAGTGATTTGTCTATACTGTTGGCATTTTTTATTGCTTTCGTGAGTGGTTACTTAATAGCTTACTTCCTTCACGATACCTAGCCTCTTGATTTTAGGTAGTAACCATGGTATAATGGCTGTACGATAAGAGGATACATTATGGAATACAAGGACAACTTTTTAGAAAAACTAAGTTACTTCGAAGCGATTCGAGTTAGCTATGGTTTTACGTCATGCTGGTCGATTTACGAAGTCTGGTGTGGTAATAGAATCCATCAACCTCACCCTTTTCCCAATGCTGTAGAGTTAGTGTATAACGATGTATCAGCCCCTATCTGCGGAAAAAGCTGGTTAGATTTATGGGCAGCTGCAGATAAGTGTATTCTTACGAGTAATGACTTACATCATGTGTATATTGAGAGATTCAGTAAAAGCAGGGGACAACCTGGCGTACTTATACTGACTACAGGATCTTAATGGTATGTTATTTTTGTTGTTGATGGCAGTATCGATTTCTTTTGTAATAGGATACTGTATTGGTCAAATCATGGGTGACTATCATGACTTTAACCTTTAACAGAGTCATTCACGATTGATTTCTGCTCGATGATGGGAGTATATATGTTGATTATGTTATTAATAGGAATAGCTTGTGTGGTTTATTATGAACGTATACTGTAAGAAGACTGAGCTTGAATACTGCCCCAGTTGCGGTGGGTTTGGTAATCACGGATTTGAAGAAGAATCTGGGAATGAGTACATCTGCTATGCCTGTGGTGGTACTGGGGTAATTAATGAAGAATAGATACGGTAAAGAATACTGGTTTGAGAAGGTCTCTGAGACCACTTATCGATTCCATATGGAAGAAGGTGCTGACGAATGGATGAGGTTTGGTGTTCAGGATGGGCAAACAGAATTAGACGAAACTGATCTGGGTTATTTTGATCCTTCAGGTGGACCCTTTGTTAGTATTGGCTATAAGGTAGATAATAAGCCTATTACTCGTATTTCGAGTACCAAAGAGGGTATTTTTGTAGAGGTAAAAAATGACTAATCAAGAATTGATTAGTACCTTGAAAAAAGCCAGTGAAAGTCAAGATAACATTGCTTTGCAGATGTTATTGATTATAGCAGCAGAACGAATTGAGAGACTACACGCTGCATTATATGGTGATAAAGATGAACGAACGAATTAAAGAACTTGCCAAGCAAGTCGGTGCCGTGCGTAATGTAATGGCTATGGGAAGGCATGATGGTGTGTTATTCACCGAGTTTGAATTAGAAAAGTTCGCCGAGCTGATTGTGAAGGAATGCGCTAAGTTTGTAGAAGAAACACGATGGATGTTCCAACCCAGTCAAGAGCAGATTGCGAGAGGTATTAAAGAACATTTTGGTGTAAAATAATGAATAATCGAGTTAAAGAACTTGCAAATCAGGCTGCTGGAGGTATGTTATCATATGATGCCGAGGGAGACTGGCGATTAAGTCAGACTGAAGTAGAACGATTCGCCGAGTTGATTGTGAAGGAATGTATTCTAACTATTCAAATGGGCATTACTCGTGATGGCCACAATACTGAAAAGTATCTACGGTCAATGAAACATATCAAACAGATTAGAAAACATTTCGGAGTTGAATAATGAATGAACGAATTCGTGAACTTGCTCTACAAGCTGGATACCAACGGATAAACGATTATTACACTAACGGAACAGTTACCGCTTTCACTGATGAACAAATAGAAAAGTTTGCCGAGCTGATTGTGAAGGAATGTAAACAAGTATCACTAAAACATAGTCATCGTGATGATGATATGGGTGCTATCATTGCTAGACACATTAAAGAACATTTCGGAGTTGAATAATGAATGAACGAATTCGTGAACTTGCTTTAGATGCAGGATTGCTCAACTATGTGGATAACGAAACTCCGCGAAGATGTTTCATTCATGGTCATGCTGACCTAGAAGAAGTACAAAAGTTCGCCGAGTTGATTGTAAAAGATTGCTTAAATGAGTTATGCGATCAGATGGATAAACACCATATAGATCTTTCTAATCTACCGGCCTGGTATAAGTCTATGGAAGCGGTGGAAAAAAAGTTCGGAGTTGAATAATGAAAACAGTATTAGACGTAGTATGTACCGCAGATCTAGACCCTAAGGGTATTCGTAAAACTGTATGGATCGGTGATACTGATCAGAGTCAGGTCAATGAAGTAGAGACTTGGGAAGAGATCATTCAAAGGAATATTGAGTATTATACTTTCGGTGGTCCTATTAAAGAATGCCATAGAGATGAAGTGAAAGCTCTTCGCAAAGGACTCAAAAAAGCCCTGAAACGCTTTGATAAACTAGTAGAAGAGTATGGCTATTCGCTATAACACTTCGCTAGACCACATCGCTGGAAGCTTCGCTGAAGAGATCGAATAGTAGTAGAATACACTACTAGTTAGTAGATTACACTACTATTTAAGAACGTTAAACTGATACATTGGTATTATATAGAAAAAGAAAAACTGCGCGTAATCGATTATACTACGGCGATATCGAGTAAGTGTCGGAAAATATTGCAAATCGAGAAAAAACAGGGTAAAACTCCACTAAAATCAATAGTTTAAAATCAGTTGCCTTTTGGTCGTAGTATATACAGGTATACGTTGTTTTGATTAACTTAAACTAATACCACAAGTAAGAGATCGCGAAGAGAATATACAGAAACTTATCGTCGGTTAAATTCACGCTTGCCTAGCTTATAGCCTACGGGGGCTTGATACTTGCGGTAAGTTTTGCCGCGGCGATTGACTATCCATCGCCTGCCTTTAATTCTATCGGCTGAGCCACGCTTAGCGCCTATAAGATCTTTAGATCTTTCGGTGTGCTCTTCACCTTCGAAGTTCTTTTTACCTTCCATGGACTTAGCTATCTTAAGCTTAGTAGTGCTCGAATGTCTAGAACCTCTTCTGCCTCTAGCTATAGCTTGTTTGTGCTGTGGTGAAAGTGTATCACCACCTTCTATTATAAACACTTTGAAAGATATCATATTCTCGAAATAAGCAGAGTGGATATACGTATTTATCCGTTTGATTAACTTAAACTAATACCGCATGTTATTGTTGTGGATTTTTGGAAGTAACTGCCGTATAATGGCTGTACGAAATGAGGAATCCACAAGAGGAAAGTGATATGCCGAACATGAGCTATTGTCGTTTTGAGAATACCAGTGGGGATCTTCGTGATTGCGTCGATGCTATGATAGAGTCTAATACCTGGCAAGATCTAGATCTGAACTCAACTGAGTACAGTGCTTATCGATACATGAGAAGCCTTTGTCAACAGTTCCTCGAGGAATATGATCGCCTGAGCGAAACTATGCACCATGTACTCGACGAGTAACCCTGAAAAAACAGTTGCCTTTTGGTCGTAACCATGGTATAATGGCTGTACGAAATGAGGAGATCGATATGAACACCACACAAGACTACGTAGGATACACCGTAATCGCCGATGGCGTTGATGCCAGCCGCTATAGCACTCCTGAAGTAGCAATGGAGGCCTACGCAGTGGAGCTGTATCAATATATCTCAGATGCATCTAAGGACGCTCAGGGCTGGCGTGTTCGGATGGATATCACAAACATGACCATTGCTGAGCTCGAGGAAGAGTGCATCGCATGGTCGGATCGCGTGGTAGAATCTATCGACTTCGAAAAGAAGGAAGCTGCTCAGGCAGTAGAGAAGTTCAAAGCTCTGGTTCAACACACCATTGAGATGGGAGCAGGTGACGAGGAGACTGCACTTCGCTGGTTAGTTCAGGGCGAACAGGATTTAGAGCATTGGGTTTACATGCAGGGCATTCTCTTCACGGATTACGGTCGTGATCTGGTGAAGCGGTTGGGTTCTATTGTGGAGGCTGCGTAATGAGTAAGCGATTCAATCTGAGCGTAGGGGATCGAGTGCGGTTCCCGTTGAAGAATCATCCAAGCGATTGGTTTGGTGAGGTTACTAACATCGTGGTTCAGGAGACGGCCAGTGGTAAGCTCGTACCGGTGGCAGAGATCTCGTATATGGATGGCAGCTATAACCGTATTGCCATGGTAGATGTTACTAAAGATATTAAGGTGTTGTTCCGCGACGTGGCTATGCAGAGTCGCTGTCGATTCACCTGCTAGTTAAGGGGGTCTGGGTGCTTCTCCTCCTCTTTGCACCCGGGCCCTCGCTTCTTCGAAAACTCCAATGAATTCAACGAGTTATAACCTATTGATTTCATTGGAGTTTTTTTTGTAAAAAGTAGTGGATTTTTGGTCGTAACTGTAGTATAATGGCTGTACGAAATGAGGAAACCACAAGAGGAAAGTGATATGAGCCGTATGAGTGATCTTGCTATCGATATTGAAGACATGCTGTTGAACGGAAAGACGGTCGAGGAAACCGCGAAAGCGCTGGGTATCCCGACTTCATGGGTAACTCCAATCCAAGAGATGATCCAAGAGATGATCGAAGAGGAATCCCACCGCATCGATCGATATCAGGCTGAAATGGATGGTGATTGGGACACGGCTATGGCTTCGGCTGGCTACGGTACCGATGAGGATTACGGGTACTACGGTGAAGAAGCACCGTTCTAAAAAGTCTAATGAAATCAACGAGTTATAACCTATTGATTTCATTGGAGTTTTTTCTTGAAAAAACAGTTGCCTTTTGGGCGTAACGGTAGTATAATACGTGTACAAATTGAGAAGAGGAGATGGTTATGCAAAAAGAATATATTAATCAGCTGGTTGAAAATTTTACGGAATTCTGCGTGGCGCGCGCTAAGGAAATGATGTCAGATATGCCCGGCGATTATGCCTCATATGTAAGTGCGAGTTCGGTACTAGAGGATGCAATTAAAGTTGAGGTAGAATGCGGTATGTTGGATGAATACATCGATGAAATCACCAGCGTTATTCGGGATGAATTTACTCAGGCAGTGTTGCGATCCAAAGTTCTCGTTCGGGATATCACCGTCGATTCGGAAGGGTTTGTAGATGCATCTACGAGCATTGTAAAATAACAGTGGCATTTTGGTCGTAACTGGTGTATAATGGCTGTACAAATTGAGAAGAGGAGATCGATATGTACGTGAGAGCCATGGTAACAGAGTGCGACTTCACCGAACGCAAGTACCCGGTACCGGTGAAGGGTGCCTGGATAGTAGCTCAGGGTCAGACCGGTCGCTGGTGTCCGGTGATGTACGTAGGTCCGGAGTATCTGGACGCGGCCGGTATTAGGCCCATCTCTATTCAGCAGGCATACGACCAGATCAAAATCATTGGTGGTTATCCTGACTTCCAGTAAAAAGTAGTGGCCTTTTGGTCGTAACTGGTGTATAATGGCTGTACGAAATGAGGAGATAGATATGAAAAGTATACAGATTGGTGATAGGGTTCGTTGGGAATGCGTTGCGGGTGTTATTCGTGGTGAGATCGTAGATATTAGACTAGTTCTAAATGCCAATGAAGAGCTGGTACCGTGGTTGACGATTGAATACGGTTCGAACCGGGTTGAAATCTGTGGTACTGACCTGAACCTGAGTCTCATGAGATTCACTGTTCTCTTTCGCGATACTGAAAAACAACTGGAGACTATCTAATGTCAAGCCGTTACCCTAATATGTCATACTGCATGTTCGAGAACACCAAGCAAGCCATGGATCAGCTAATCGATAATATGCGAGAAGCGTTGGAAAACGGTCGAGAAGGGGCTCATGAGTTTTTGAACGACATGTCACGCGAAGAACGCCAGGCGTTCAATGAGATGTTCGGAATGTGTGAAGATCTCATGAACTGCATCGATGAAGTTCAGGAATATGCGGAGCAAGCGTAATGGCCTATTTTACTCCACCTGGCTTCAAAAAAGTAAACGGTGAATGGGAGCGTACCATGATCAACCATGTATTCATCAGTGCACGTGCATCGGCGTTAGAAGTAGACGTCAATCGAGTGAGAGTGGGTCGAGCTACCTCAGCCTCTGAGTTGCTGGATCTGTTCATCGCTAACGGTATTACCACGAAGGATGACATCTACAAGTCCTCCAGTGTCGACTTCTGCGAGGAAGCTGGCTGGGTGGCCGGTGGTGCACACCGCGTGATCGATCGAGCTATGGCTATGTTGGTGGTAGCTACAAAAGGCCTTGCAAATCAATAAGTTATAACCCATTGATTTCCTTAGGGTTTTTCTAGTGGATTTTCCGACCGAAATGATGTATAATGCCGTACGGCAACCGGAGACGGGGGGAGACAAACAGGGCGAGTACCTCTATATCCTATCGATCTGCTCAGGTATTCTTCTGTAAAAAACAGTTGCCTTTTGGTCGTAACGGTAGTATAATACGTGTACAAAATGAGAAACCAAGAGGAGATCTAAGATGGGACGTATTTCTGATGTGATGATTGATATTGAAGAGATGCTGTGCGCTGGCTACAGTGTAGAGCAGGTATCTAAAGGATTGTCCGTACCGATTGAATGGGTACAGACGGTTTTGGAGGCTATGGAATCTGAGGAGTACATCGGTGATGATTCCATGGACGGAGACCACGCTTCGGCTCTGGCCTCTGCCGGATGGGGTACCGATGAGGACTACGGCTGCTACGGTGAAGATGCACCGTTCTAAAAACTCCAATGAAATCAATGGGTTATAACTTGTTGATTTCATTGAAGAAAATAACAGTTGCATTTTGGTCGTAACTGTAGTATAATGGCTGTACCAATTGAGGAGATATATGATGAAAACGACGAACCTTCAGAAAGCAGTAGAGATTGTACGTGTAACCCCGAATAAGCAGGCCTGCATCGAGCGTCTGATGAATGAGCTGGGTGTGAAGAAAGGCAATGCCTTCGTATACCACACCAAAGCTTCGAAGCTGCTGAAGTCCGGTGTTAGAGCTAAGCCGGTGGTCGACACTCGCGACGTCGAGAGTGACATGGAAGCGAGTGAAGACCGCAAAGCAGCAGTCAAGAATATGGTTGCTAAGTCAGGTAAGGATCGCGATCCGCATGCGTCAGAATCGGTTATGCCGAATCCGTTCATGAAACCCACTACGGTGTCGAGTAACTTCCAGCGCTACGTAGGTCGGTAATTTCTCCAAGGAAATCAATGGGTTATAACTTGTTGATTTCCTTAGTGTTTTTTCTTGAAAAAACAGTTGCCTTTTGGTCGTAACGGTAGTATAATGGCTGTACAAATTGAGAAGAGGATAACGAGATGATGAACGAAGTTAAGTACGACGCAGTTTCCGGTAAGTATCACGGCATCGTAGCCGGCAAGGTAGTGGTCAAGTCGACCTCGCAGTACTACGTCAAAGCCAAGGTCAAAGAGATGTCTGGTGCGGTGAAAGAAGCCCAGGCTCGCCCATCGGAATTCTCGATCAACCAGCGCTTTGACTTCGTGACTCAGATGGTCAACATGGTGGCCAAGGCGTCGATGCCTTCGGTTATCATCACCGGTGAGGGTGGCCTGGGTAAAACCTATACGGTTCTGAAAGCCCTCGAGCGTGCCGGTCTCAAGAACATCACCGACCTGGCCGAGTTTGCCGTAGGTACCACGTTCAACGTATCCAAGTGCTATCGCGTGGTGAAGGG